AAAAATCAAATAAAGGATGCTTGTGGAAAAGTTATATACACATATACTGCGCATCACAAATTAGCTGATCGACTTGAGAAAGAAAATAAATATGTGAAGAATGCACAGATTATATTGACCACACTTTCTTCTTGCGGATTTTTTGCCAGCATTATAGCAAACAAGGTCATATTGACATGGGTAGGTGGAATTACTGCTGTATTGTCTTTGTGTCTAAATCTATATGCCAAGGAATATAAGATTCAAAATGAAGTAAGCCAGCATCGAAATGCAGCAAATGTGTTGTGGGGTATTCGAGAAGAGTATGTTTCCTTATTAGTTGATTTTGAAGTGCTTGACGATAGTGAGATACAAAAAAAGAGAGATGCTCTTTGTAATAAAGTTTCAGAAGTCAATAATAATTATCCTGCAACTGATGAGAGAAGCTACAGGGCTGCGCAGAAGGCTTTGCAAAAGGAAGAAGAACAGACTTTTAAGGAGAACGAGGTTGATTCCATTTTGCCTAATGGAATTGATAAGTGAATAATCGAAAGGGGTGAGTTATATGATACTCCCTGAAAATTTGATGAACTTGATTCGTCAGGGCGAGGGGCTGACGGTCGAATTCAAAAAATCAACAACAGATATTACGAAGGATGTCTATGATACTGTTTGCTCTTTTTCTAATCGAGATGGTGGTCATATATTCTTTGGCGTGAAGGATAACGGGACGATTCTCGGTGTTGATAAAGACTGCGTTGAACAGATGAAGAAAAATTTTGTTACAACGATCAACAATGAGAGAAAAATGTATCCGCCACTCTATTTGACTACAGAGGAATATGAGATCGATGGGCGTATTGTTCTTTATGTCTATGTCCCGGTTGGGAAAACCGTTTACCGCAATGCGGGCAGAATATTTGACCGCAATAATGAGTCGGACATCGATATTACAGATAATGCGGACATGGTTTTCAACCTTTATGCCCGTAAGCAAAGCACCTATTTTGTGAATAAGGTCTACCCTGCCATCCCGGTTTCAAGCCTTCGCCATGATCTTATGGATCGAGCAAGGAGAATGACGAGAGTGAATACTGAGCACCATCCGTGGGTTGACATGACGGATGAGGAAATGCTCAGAAGCTGCGGACTCATACTTGAGGATCCGGAAACAAACAAAGAAGGTATCACACTTGCGGCAATCTTGCTCTTTGGCACGGATAACCGTATCATGTCCGTGTTGCCTCAGCATAAGACAGACGCTATTTTCAGAGTGTTCAATGTTGATCGTTATGATGACAGGGATGTGGTGATCACAAACCTGATTGAAAGTTATGATCGTCTGATGGAATTTGGAAAGAAGCATCTGAATGATGTTTTTACATTGGATGGTGTCCAGCGGATAAGCGCCAGAGATAAAATCCTGCGTGAGATTATTTCCAACCTGCTCATGCACCGTGATTTTTCCAGTGGATATGTACCAAAGCTTGTCATTGAACGGGATAAGATTACAACAGAGAATGCGAACCTTGCGCATGGGCACGGAAACTTGAATCTGAAAACATTCAAGCCATTTGCAAAGAATCCGCCGATAGCAAAAGTGTTCCGTGAGATAGGTCTTGCTGACGAACTGGGAAGCGGTATGCGCAACAGCTATAAATACACGAAGATGTATTCTGGTGGAGAGCCTGTCTTTACAGAGGCAGATGTTTTTACGACAGTGATTCCTCTTTCCGAGGCTGCAACTGCCACGGTCGGGCCGATTACCCAAGGTACCCCACAAGTCGTCCCTCAAGATACCCATCAAGTCACCCCCCAAGATCTGGAACAAAGGTTATTGAGATTAATTGATTTTTGCAGTACACCGCGAAGTAAGCGTGAGATGATGGATTACCTTGGCCTTACGGATAGCAAGAATTTCAGAGAAAGGTACCTTGTTCCTTTGCTTAGTTCAGGAAAAATAGAAATGACGATACCAGATAAGCCAAACAGCAGGAACCAGAAATATAAAAAAGTGAACATTGAAGATTAAAAAGCGACCATTGGAGATAGAAACCATATATCGAATAGAGGAAACCGGGCATTCAATGTATAGTTTTGGTTTCACGAATAGATATGTCGAGACGATGGGATTTCGGACTTATTTCCTCAGAGCGAGTCTTGAAACGAATGTCAAATCTACGGATTTGCATATCATAGGTAGGAACATGTCCTTTGAACTTTTCCGAGAATGTATAAGGGCAAAAATCGGTGTGTTTCCGAGCAAAAACATGCTTTGACCAATTCCAGCGAACGAGCACGAATCTGGCTACACACTCGACACCAAGATGAAGCAGTCAAGCCAAACCCCGTAGACCATGAGCTTATGAAGCCAGTCAACACTCTTACGCACAGGTTATTTGGGCAGATAAGTATTATTCAATTCCTTCACATCCAATTAGGACTAGAAGGAGGTAATCTTTTAGCCAATACCCTTGAAACATTTCCTCACAATAAGATTATCCCTTTCGAACGAACGGGGGCACCTGATCATTGGCAGGATTTACCTCTTTGGGCCAACTAGCTTATACTGTTATATTTCAGCGTGCATGTCTGCTTTCTTTTAACCTAATTACACATATCTCAGTGAAATATAAGCACATATCCGCTGAAATATCACACAATTGTCCGCTTCGCATATATTTTGTGTTAGTGCAATTATTATCATGAATAATTTTAGTTGTTAATATTAGATGTAGAAAATTTAGCGATGTGTTGACTTAATATAATTAACATTGTAGAATAAAAGTGGTATCATTTAACAATGAGAAAAAGAGGATATTATGTTTTCTACGCAATCGAAGAAAATCATCAGTTTTGTAGACAGAAGTTTAGTACGAGCCCATGTCGCTGTAATGACCGCTAATAAGCGCATAGTAGATAAGTTTGATGATTTTATTGTTAGGTATGATGCCTGGTTTTTAGTTCTATTGGCTGTTTTACTCGTAATAGCTTTTTCTATTTTTGCTGCATTGGCCGTATGGTGTGTAATGTATAAAGGCAAAAGATTTTCTGGAAGATGGGAATGGGGATCTTGGTACACCTCAGTATATACTGAATGCAGATAGACTGTTGAAGCAAGGTTCTGTTTATGCCCGGAGAGAACGAGCTAAAAGCGCTAGAAATAAAGGGATTATCCTTTGGATATAATAGTGCTCACGAAGTGGTAAAAAATCTTTCGTTTTCTGTGGATTTTGGTGGAGTCACTGGTCTTATTGGGCCTAATGGATCTGGAAAATCCACTCTTATTCGATTGTCTGGTGATCTTATAAAACCAGGATTGGGAGAGATTACTGTCTGTGGGAATCTTAGTACAACTAAGGAAGCAAAGAAGGATTCAATTCTTCTTGCGTCTAATGACTATTTACCTGAGTTTTTGACGGGTTTAGAATATTTGCGTTTCATCCATAATATGTATGGAATGCAATGTGACATGTTTGAGGTTCAAAGACTTTTTAGTAGATATCAGATGGATCATCGTTGGGATGACTTGATAGAGGATTATTCACATGGCATGCGGAAAAAGGTTCAGCTAATCGCTGCAATAATGGTTGCCCGCCCTCTAACTATGATTGATGAGACTCCTAATGGTATTGACATTGAAGCTCTTTATAACTTTGAAGTTGATATTCGCAATATGGTTTGTGAAAAGAATGGCGTTCTTCTTTGTACCCATAACTTCTCAATGCTGGAAAGAATTGCTGATCATATTGCACTAATGAGTCATGGTGAAATTTTGGTATATGAAGAGTGCAGAGCTTTAGTGTCAAAATATGGATCTATAGATGCATTTGTCAAAGCAAATATTCCACAATTGGGCGGTGAGGGTAGTGAATACTAATACTCTCAGGCTAGTTCGTTTTCTGTTTCTGTTCTTTGCTAGAAGGTTGTTTTTACACAAGGTTATGCAATCTAGTTGTGCAAAAATTCTTCTGTTTTTTACAGCTTTGGCAAGTTATGCTGGTTATTGTTTCCTAACATTTATTGTTGTACGTGGAATGGTTTTCAGCAGTAAAGCGGTATCTCTTGTGTGTCAAAGCATTTCGATGACTGTAGGACTGTGGGTTTTACTGTTTTTCATAATTATACGTGTTTTATTCATGAAGGCAGACAAGCTCATTGAATTAACGCATACTCTTCCTGTAACAAATAAGCAGAGGATTTTAGCTTACACAATATTTGAAGCTATAACAGTATTATCTTGTGTTTCGCTTGTATCTGGCCCTCTGACATTCTCGATGGCAATACGTGGAGGGTGTGAAACATTCCCAGAAATTTTTTTTGGAATTATTGGTCAAATAGTAATTCTTTATTTATTGTTGGACGTTATATATCTTGGATTTGATAGATTTCTACAGGTTTTTCACATAGAGAGATGGAGAAGCTTTCTGATACCTTGCTTCTTTGGATCCATACTATTCAGTGCTTATATGTATGTACAACGTGAATCCAATATATTTCTTGATGCGTTCTATGAAGGCAGAACCTACTATGGGTTCTCTCGATTTTTTGTTCTGATATATGATAAGTTTGGCGTTTTAACAGCAGGGGTTGTTTTTCTTGTTTCTGCTGTGATTGTGCTTTTAGTCATTCTTATTGTGGCGCCTAATCAACATTCGCGCTGGAAATACTTCTTCAAAATTCCACTTGGAAATTCTCCTAGTCTTTTCATTATCCATCTGAAAGCTATAGTGCGTAGTGGTGAGTTTCTGTTAGCTACATTTTTTGTTATAACTTTATCTATTGTTGTACTTGGTATACATGAATATTATCCCCCATATTGGTTAGCTATTATATCTACTCAGGCTGTTTATGCCCTTCCAACGACAGAAGCTATACATAAGACTTATCGCCATAAGTTGAGTCCATGTCGGCTGTACTTATATCTATTTGCTCCATATGCTTTAGCTGAATCTGTAATAGGTGTTCCTGTATTAGCAATAAGTGCTATAAAAGGACTTAATCTTGCAGAAGTAGGAAAAACAATATTCATTTGTATGATTACACTTATAGCATCTATCGCTATTAGTATTTTCTTTCCTGCGGAAAAGCATAATCCGTTTTCTGTCTTGGTCGGCATGATTACTGCACTATGCCTTGTAATTTTAATATCTTTTACGATATTTGTTTGGCAAATACCTGAGAACATCACAGTTTTATTATGGTTATCTATTGGTGCGGTGTGCATATTTCACTCAATAATGGGTATAAATTCAACACAAAGGAAGGAATATTATGAATATGTTTAAGAAAATTATTAGTGCAATAACCCTATCTTTCATTTTAACTGCAGTTCTAACAGCTGCAACAGTAATCATACTTATGTTTACAAAAGGTAGGGAAATGGGTCATCATCTGGGCCTTTTTGGTAGCGTGTTTTTTGATGCGCATGAAACAAGTTCAGGGTCTATTATGGTGGGATTTGGATTACAAAACCCATGGATATTAACCTTAATATTTCTAGTTCTATTTGTTTTTTCTCTTGTATTTTTTACTATTTTATCTGCATTGCAAAAAAGAAAGAAAATGTTGGAGGCGCTATCAAAGAATAAAATCTAATGAAAATGTTTAGAATTTGGAGCCTATGTGTTCAGGTATTCTATGGCTTTTTGAAGTCGTATATGTTTATTCTGGCGGTAGGTGTGGTAGTTTCAGCAGGGGCGCTTATTTTATTTATCTATTATCAAGATATTGTTGGATTGAGTATAGTATTAACTTTTGTGAAACATTTTTATTGTGGCCTTGTAGCGGGATTCGCTGTACATGAGCTTGCTCACGCGTTTCTTATATCATTAACTATGTGTGAACTTAAATATATTATAATCGAATCAACGTTTGCTCGTTTTTCAATAAAAGCTGTGGGAACTAGTACTGGGCGTGGTGTTTTTCTTGTAGCATTATGTGGTCCTGTCGTTGCATCTTTATTTGGAATCTGTCTTAACTTTATGTTTCCAAATTCTGGATTGATTGGTTGGTATATCTTTCACTTATTTTATTTGCTTCCTATATTTGCAGATGGCAGATCTATAATTTTTGGAATTAGACATTGGAGTTCTGTAGTTTACATCGGCAAATGATTCTAATTAATATCTAGTTATGGCTAATTTTTATAATTTGTTAATTTTGATGGATGTGATATTACTTAAATAAGCTTATGTCTAGATAATATTTATTAGACTATAGCAGTATGATGTTTAACGCTTGTTTTTTATTAAAAGTACGCTAAATGTGAAAATAATGTGTAAAATTCTGTGATTTTTTTAATATTGACACGAAAATCTTAGCTAAATTAAAATTGTATTGAATCCGCTATGGTAGAGGATTTAATTGGTCAGGAGGGTTTTATGTTAGATATGTTGTTCGCGCTTGTTGCTGTTATATGGGTAATCGGCCAAAAAGTGTGTCTATTAGTCGGCGTGTCTTTAACGCATTGTCCCTTTTCTGATTGAAATATCTGGATGATAGTCAGCTTTACATAAGTCAAATCCAGTGTCTAAATGAACTGGTCCGATTGGATTATCATCAATAATAATTTTTTTATTTTTTGGTTTAAAACATTCAGCAGTTATAAATTGTTTAGGATCTGAAGGATTTTCACTATTGAAGTAACACCACCACTCTATAGCTCTCCGCATGTGGCTTTCAGATAATCCTTTATGGAAACTTACCAATTTCTTTATCTGTGAATTTATGCCACCTTCTAAAGCATTAGTAGTACTAGGAATAGGAACGCTCGTTTTCTCTAATAGTAGAGGATCAAGAAAGGTAAATAATGTGCCATTTTTAACTTGTATAGCAAGCAGATTATAAGCTTTTCTTGCTGTATGGTGCGTATACCACCATTGTTTATTACTTCTTACACAAGAAGGAATATTTTCTTCAGAAACATTCCTACGGAACGTTTTTTGATTAAGCCAATCTTTCCACTGGTTATAAGACTTCTGTAGTAAATTAACCCATAAATCAGATTCTTTCAACGTTCTGATTTTAACTAACTTTTTAGCTAAACCCCACAAAGCCTTATGTGATTGCAGCCTAGGCTTGCTTGTAGTTAATACGCGTATATTACGTTTAATATGTACTAAACAGCGTTGTACTCGAGTCTCTGGCCAAACTTGTTTAATAGCACTCAACGCGCCAGCGTCCCCATCAGTAATAACAACAGTAGGAGCTAATAAATTATTAAGTAAACTCTTATATGCTTCAGTATTCTCTCTAATGCAACAACTGGCAAAATAATTCCACTTAAGCAACGTATTAGACTTTTAGAGCGCAAGATTAGAGTAGTTAAAGAGAATAGTAATAATGAAACAGACTGGCTCAAATGGTCTAAACATGCATTTTTTGAATCTATTTATGGTTTTTAATATCAAGAAGATAGCCTGATTCTGGCAAGAGAAAACCTTCTTGCAACTTAACTGGGATAATACATTTCTGTTTTCATTCGTCCAAAAAAGCCTTCACAGGCAGCATTATCTCCACTATTTCCTTTTCTTGACATGGAGCGTGTAATACCAAGACCTTCTAATCTCTCAATCCACCTGCCACCTCTATAGTGACCTCCTCTATCGGTATGAATAACTAAGCTTTTACATTCTGTAGTGTCAAGGGTAGTTAAAGCACCCTTCTAACATTTCATCTACAAGACACTGATCTGGGTGGTTTGAAAGAGCGTAAGAGGCCACTTTACTATCAAAACAGTCAATCATAGGGCTTAAATAGAGTTTTGACTCTTTTGCTGAAAACTCAGTAATGTCTGTAAGCCAAATCTTATTAGGTGAATCTGCATGAAAATTATTATTAACGATGTTACTACATGCGGGAGTAATTTCTCCTATGTAACTTGAATAGCGTCTTTTACGCCTGGCATATCTAACCTCAATTAACTCTTCTTTCATGAGCCGTCTTACTACTTTTTCAGATACTTTAATACCTTTAGTTCTCAATACTAACCATATTCTAGGAGAGCCATAAGTAAAGAAGTTTTCTTCTGCAATCTTGTGTATGCAACCTCGTATATGTGCGTATTTGTCAGGTTTTTGAAGAGCATTTTTAGCATAGTAATAACTTGAACGTTTTATCTGAAGTGTTTTAATCAGAAGCTCTAACGGTAACACTAAAAGTAGTTAGGCCTATAACACTTTTTGCGGAGTGAGGATTTCTGATATTAATACGGTTGGGATTATATTAGATTTGTTGGGATTGTATTAAATACAGTTGGGACTTTATTAGCCGCGGTTGGGACTCTATTAGAGCGTGGCTAATGCTCGTTTTGTTTTCTAAAACGAGTGTTGTTTAACGAGAAGGGGGGTGAAAACATTGTTAACGCTTAAACCTCAAAGCACGTAGCTTTCAAGGCAAGTGTGGTTTTTACATGTCAAACTGTTATAAAAACGAGATTATTCCACTCTTTTTTACACTCATGATACGGGTTTTAAGAAAGAGCGGGTAAATGTTATAAGAATTTTTGGAACAATTAACAAGATTGTGGTTAATGATTAATCAATAAGACACTACTAATAAACAGTTAAAGCCTGATTAGCTATAGGGCGATGAGATACGTCAATAGGATCCTCATGGTTTTTTCATGACTCCTATGAAGTACCTCTATTCTACTATGGCTGTTTTTCAGGTATTAGAGTCGGTACTTCATAAAGTATCGGCTCTTTTTTGTATGTGTCTTCACCCTACCGCTGCAGGCGGGAAGGGTGAGCATGAAGACTCGCAAAACTAATAGCAACGATCGAGCAACATATAAGTACACAAGTTGTGTTCGTAATGAAGATGGTAGTTATAGTGAAGAAACTATCGAGATTAAGCCGGGCGAAAATGGTGTCACTGAAGCTGATATTAAGATGCTTCACTCAATGGATGACAGTGAGGTTTACTACAACAATAAGAACCTGCGTCCTACTAGAACTGTTGAAGAAAAAGCTGAGATTGAAGCTTGGAAAGAAGAATATATCCAGCATTTTAATCTTAAGCATGGTTATGAGCCGAATAAAGATGATGTGGAGTATGCTGCTGAAGAGCATTTTCCGCGTAACTATAATCTTTCACTGGATTTTGATGCAGATGGTGAGCTTGGGGTAGATAAAAGTTATATTGCTGAAGCTCTTAGTACTACTGATGATTATGGTTTTAGTGCTGATGATTATGGTTTTGAAATGTCAGAGAGAACAGAATCCATGCTTTCAGTGTTGACAGATAAGCAGAGTCAAGTAGTAAAACTGATGTTTTTTGGAGGATACACTCAGTCAGAGATTGCAAGCATGCTTGGTATCTCGTCTGCCGGTGTGAAAAAGCATCTGGATAAGGCTCTCGAAAAGCTTAGAAAAACGCGTTAAAAGAATTCTAGAAATTTTATTTGGGGGAGGTTAAAAACTCCTCCTTTTTCTTTGCCTGTGATGTGTAAGGAAGAAACCCCTTATAGAAAGGAGGCAAAACTCGTGAAACACAAGATTGTTATTAACGTCACCGGTGAAAACGGTGAGAAGAAACAGGTTCTACGTGGAGCTGTGATGCGATTACCTCAACGGTTTATCCGCTGGCTGTTTGGTGATTACTCGCAAGTCTACCTATTAGATCCCGGGAAAAGTGTTCAGTCAGTTGATGTCAAAGAAGTTTAAGGAGGAAAAACCGTGAACATGGAAATATTGAGAGAAGTCATCAAAGACTTGGAAAACTTAACAGCTCATCTTAAAACACTATTTGATGATGCCGGTGCTTCTGATGCTGGTTGTAAAGAAACAGCTCTTAATAATAAGGAGTCTGTTAAAAAGGTGAGTTTAGAGGATGTGCGAGCGGTTTTAGCAAAACTTAGCCAACATGGTAAAACCGCGGAAGTAAAAGCGCTTATCGTCAAGTTCGGAGCTAACAGGCTTTCAGAACTTGATGAAAGTAAGTACGCTGAGCTTCTTGAAGAGGCGAAAGGTATGACAAGTGACTAAGCATGCTTTACTTTCCCCATCTTCTGCTCACAGGTGGATTAAGTGTACTCCTAGTGCTGTTTTAGAAGAAAAGTTTGAAAACACTACTTCTGTGGCGGCCGAGGAAGGAACGGCGGCACACGCGTGGTGTGAGTATAAGCTGAATAAGCTTCTTAACCGTCCGTGTGAAAAACCGTCAACTGAGTATGACTCAAACGAGATGCAGGAATGCTCGGATGCTTACGTGGATTTCGTAATGGAAAAGTATGAGCAGGCAAAACTTAACTGTCAAGATCCTATTATTCTCATCGAGCAGAAAGTTGATTTTTCAGCTTACGTGCCTGACGGTTTTGGTACAGCGGATTGCATTATTGTAGGCGAAAAAACTTTGCAGGTTATCGACTTTAAGTATGGTCAAGGCGTGCTGGTTGATGCTTATGAGAATCCTCAGATGAAATGCTACGCGCTTGGAGCTTTAACGCTTTTTGACAGCTTGTATGAGATACAAAACGTTGAGATGAGTATTTTTCAGCCACGTCGTGACAACGTATCCACTTTTACACTACCTGTCACGGAGCTTATCTGTTGGGCTGAAAGCGTGCTTAAACCAAAAGCAGAGCTTGCTATTAAAGGCGAAGGCGAATTTGAAGCTGGAGACTGGTGCAGGTTTTGCAGGGCAAAAGCAGTATGCAGAAAGCGTGCCGAGGAAAATCTAAAGCTTGCAGAATTTGAGTTCAAACCGCCTTCTGTTTTAACGGATAGTGAGATTGAAGAAGTGCTCACGCTTATTCCACAGTTAACAAAGTGGGCTGATGATGTTTTAGCGTACGCCACAGATTCCGCGATAAACCACGGCAAAGAGTGGTCTGGTTTCAAACTCGTGGAAGGACGTTCTGTTCGCAAGTTTAAGGATGAGACAGCGGTTATTGAGAAAGCGAAAGCCGCAGGCTTTACCGACATTTTCAAAACTAGTCTTATTGGTTTAACAGAAATGCAAAAGCTGATGGGCAAGAAAAAATTTGAGGATATTCTGGGCGACCTCGTTATAAAACCGTCCGGAAAACTTACGCTCGTACCAGACTCGGATAAGCGGGCAAAAGTTAACGTTCAAAATATTAATCAAGAATTTAAGGAGGAAAAGTAAAATGAACGGATTTAACAAAACTAAGGTTATTACAGGTAAGAACACGCGTCTTTCCTATTTTAATGGTTGGGAGCCAAAGTCTATTAACGGCGGTCCTGAAAAATATAGTGTTTCACTGCTTATCCCTAAAAGTGATGTTGAAACAGTAAACGCTATTGAGAAAGCTATTGATGCTGCGATTGAGGAAGGTGTTGGCAAGTTCGGTGGTAAGAAACCAAACAAGGCTGCTCTTAAAACACCACTCAGGGACGGGGATATTGAGCGTGATGATGAAGCGTATAAAGGACATTATTTTATTAACGCGAACTCAACCACGGCTCCGCAGATTGTAGACAAGCAGGTAAAACCAATCATGGACCGTAGTGAAGTGTATTCAGGCTGCTATGCGAGGGTTTCCATCAACTTCTACGCGTTTAACTCTAACGGTAATAAGGGTGTTGCTTGCGGTCTTGGCAATATTCAAAAGATTCGAGACGGTGAGCCGCTCGGCGGACGTAGCCTCGCAACCGATGATTTTACGACTTTAGAAGATGATGACTTTCTAGCATAAGGAGCGTGAGTTAATTATGGAAATTGTTATAGCGGTTTTTATTTCAGTGTTTATAGGAGTATTACTTCTTGATTTCACGGTAAAGAAACTCGTGAGTCTTTACGTTGATATTAAACACATTCTAAATAGGAATTAGAAGATTCCTGAAAAACAGGATTTAGAAGATTCTATAAGCGGGGTGGCAGGTTTTCTGTCACCTCTTTTATAAGCTTGGAGGTGAAATGAATGAAAAATAGATGCGAAATATGGAAAGATATTCCAGGATATGAAGGTAAATATCAAGCAAGCACCGAAGGACGAATACGAAGTCTAAGTAGATACGTTCGTGGAAGGTGCCACTTTACTGGTCATTATTTCAAACGAAAAATTAAGGGGCGAATACTGAGGTCTGGGAAATTTTGCAAGACTGGTCATTTATCTGTTGTTTTAGGTCATGGAGAAAATGGAAGACCAGTTCATCAGCTAGTTCTTCTTACATTTAAAGGAAAACCTGATAAAGATCAAGAAGTACTTCATATCAACGGTGATCCGGCAGATAACAGATTATGCAACTTGAGATATGGGACTAGAACAGAAAATATATTAGACGTTTATAAACAGGGTGGAAAGTGGAGAAAGCTATCCATTGAAGACGTTTATATGATTAGGTTTTACCTGCTTTGCGGTTTTACAGGTTCTTCAATTGCAAAAAAATTTAATGTATCACCTTTCACAATAAGCTGTATAAAATTAAGGAGAACATACGGATGGCTAAAATAAGAGAATTGTCCGTGGATTTAGAAACGTTTTCGAGTGTAAATCTTGGTAAATGTGGAGTTTACAAGTACGCAGAATCGGATGATTTCGAGATACTGCTCTTTGGCTACAGTGTGGACGGTAGTGAAGTTCAGGTCGTTGACTTAGCACAAGGTGAAACCATACCCGAGGTTGTGCTTTCTGCTTTAACAGATGAAACAGTGACCAAGTGGGCGTTTAACGCTCAGTTTGAAAGAGTGTGCTTATCACGCTACCTGCGAGATAAAGGCATCAATGTTAATCCTGGTCAGGCAGTGAAAAGTGAAAGCTTGTTTTTAAACCCAAGCTCGTGGCGTTGCACAATGATCTGGTCAGCCACCCTGGGACTTCCCATGTCTTTGGAAAACGTGGGAGCAGTACTGGGGCTTGATAAACAGAAACTAACTTCGGGTAAGAATCTTATTAAATATTTCTGCCTGCCGTGTAATCCTACGAAAGTAAACGGTGGAAGAACAAGAAACAAGTATTTTCATGATAAGGAAAAGTGGGATCTGTTTAAATCGTATAACAAGCGTGATGTTGAAGTTGAAATGAGTATTCAAGAAAAGCTCTCACGCTTTCCCGTACCGGACTTTTTATGGCAGGAGTTTTATCTCGACCAACAGATAAACGACCGTGGGATAGGAATAGATCCTCTTTTCGTTGAATCAGCCATAAAACTCGACTTAGAGGTGAAAACGCATCTCATGGATGAGCTTAAGCATGTTACGGGTTTAGAAAACCCGAACTCCGTGTTACAGATGCGCTCTTGGCTTAAAGAGCATGGTCTTGAAATGGAGTCGCTTGGTAAAAAAGAAGTCGCTAAAGAGCTTAAAACAGTAGGTAAAGAGTTGGCGGAAGTTTTACGGCTTCGCCAGCAGCTTGCTAAATCCTCGGTGAAAAAGTATACGGCGATGAAAAACGCTGCCTGCATGGATTATCGGGAGCGTGGCATGTTTCGCTTCTATGGTGCAAACCGAACAGGAAGGTTCGCGGGAAGGCTCGTGCAATTACAAAACCTGCCACAAAACCATCTGCCTGACCTTGATGAGGCTAGAAGTCTTGTAAAACAGGGAAATGTTGAAGCGTTGGAAATGCTTTATGAGGATATTCCGGATACTTTATCTCAGCTTATCCGCACTGCTTTTATTCCACGCACAGGATTTAAGTTTATTGTCGCAGACTTTTCAGCAATCGAAGCGAGAGTCTTGGCTTGGCTTGCGGGTGAAAAATGGCGTATGCGAGTATTCGCGGAAGGTAAAGACATTTACTGCTCGTCAGCATCTCAAATGTTTGGCGTGCCTGTTGAAAAACACGGAGTAAACGGGCACCTGCGGCAGAAAGGTAAGATCGCGGAACTCGCTCTTGGATATGGCGGCTCTGTTGGAGCGTTAAAAGCCATGGGAGCACTCGACATGGGTCTTACCGAGGATGAACTGCAGCCACTTGTTGATGCGTGGAGATCATCTAACCCGATGGTGACTACACTGTGGTGGGATGTGGACAGAGCGGTAAAACAGTGTGTACACGAACATGTATCTGTTCGAACACACAATATAGTGTTCACTTACAAGAGTGGGTTTCTTATCATCAAACTGCCTTCGAAAAGATGCCTTTACTATGTGAAGCCACGTGTGGAAGAAAACAAGTACGGTGGTGAATCAGTCACCTATGAGGGTGTGGGCTCTACTAAAAAATGGGAGCGGCTGGAAAGTTATGGTCCTAAATTCGTGGAAAACATTACGCAAGCTATAGCTCGTGACATTCTACTTTACGCCATGCAAACGCTGAAAGAATATCGCATTGTCGCTCACGTGCATGATGAAGCCATTATCGAAGCCGATAAAAGCGTGAGTGTTCAAAGTGTGTGTGAGCTAATGGGAAGAACACCACCTTGGGCAGAAGGGCTTGTTTTACGAGCTGACGGCTACGAGTGTGAGTTTTACAAAAAAGATTAAAAAATTTTAGGAGCGAGGTTAAAAACTCGCTCTTTTTCTTTGCCTGTGATTTAGAAGGTAATACCGCCTTCAGAAAAAATCATAGGAGGTAATTTTATGAATGAATTACAAGTATTTAAGAATGTAGAGCTTGGCTCTGTTCGCACAACAGTAGTAGATGGTATCCCTTATTTTGTGGGTAAGGATGTGGCTGAGATTCTTGGTTATCGTGATACATCTGATGCTCTGAAAAGGCATGTAGATGAAGATGATAAGCTGACTCGGTGTTTCACCGACTCAGGTCAGAACCGAGAAATGTATGTTATTAATGAGTCAGGTTTATACAGTCTTATTCTTAGAAGTCAGCTCCCTAAAGCGTGTCAGTTTAAACGATGGGTTACATCACAGGTTCTTCCGAGTATCCGTAAGCACGGTATGTATGCTACAGATGAGCTTATCAACAATCCTGATATGGCTATCGCTGTTTTTAACGCATTGAAAGAAGAGCGTGCTAAAAGAGAAGCGTTAGAGCTTACGACTGCTGTGCAAAAACAGCAGATAGCTGAGCTTAAACCGAAAGCCAGCTATTACGATGTTGTGCTTAAATGTAAAGACATAATCTCTATGCGTGTGATTGCAAAAGATTATGGCAAGTCAGCACAGTGGATGAATAATTTCTTGCATGAACTCGGTGTGCAGTATAAGCAGTCTGATATCTGGCTTTTATATCAAAAGTATGCCAATCAGGAATATACGAAATCTCGTACAAATACATACGAGGATTCTAATGGTGTTACACACTCAAAAATGCATACTTATTGGACGCAGAAAGGCAGGCTTTTTATCTATCACCTCATGACACAACACGGTATCTACCCGTTGATTGAACAGGAGGCTAAAGATGAGTAAGTCTTATAAAAAACATTTAGAAACGACACCGAACTTTAAGCCTATCGTCTACATTTGTGCTCCCTACCGTGGAGATAAGGAGAAAAACGTGCAGCACGCTATCCTGTGTGCGGCTTACGCGTATTCACGCGGAGCAATCCCTATCACTCCACACCTGCTTTTCCCGTTTATGGATGATGAGAATCAAAAGCATAGAGGGGATGCGATGTTTATGGACATTATCCTCTTAGGCAAGTGCAACGAGCTGTGGGTGTTCGGAGAAAAAATCACAGGCGGCATGCAAGTAGAAATCAATCTGGCAGAAAAACGCAGGCAGCCGATTAAGTATTTTACAGATGAGGATTTGGGGGTGAATGTTGATGCGTAGTTTAGCTATCGCTTACGGTAACAACAGGCAGGCAAAAACATGGGTGAATAAGACCATCACTTATGATGAGCTGAAAGACCGTCTTAAAGTGACGATTCGCACCTCAGAGTCAGCGGAAGAGTATGCGAAAATGAAAAAAGCAGACCGTGATCTTGCAAAAGACCACGGTGGTTTCGTTGCAGGAGCGTTGGCTTATGGTAGGCGAAAAGTCGACAGTGTTGAGTTTCGCTCCATGCTTGCCTTAGACGGGGATCATGTTGCTAAAGACTTTATTGCACTCTATGAGAGTGTTGCTCCATACACGTCTTTTCTGTACACGACACACAGCCACACGCCTGATAATCCGAGGGTGAGAATTGTTTTTCCTTTAACGAGGAATGTAACGCCTGACGAGTTTGTAGCAGTATCAAGGTATTTAGCTGACATGCTGGGTATTGACCAGTTTGATGAGTGCTCTTACTTGCCTAACCAGCTCATGTACTGGCCGTCCACGCCACGAAACGGCGTGTATGAGTATAAAGAGGTTGAAAAAGACTGGCTTAATCCTGATGATATTTTATCCGCTCACCCAGAGTGGATAGATCCAACCAGGCTTCCGACATCGTCTCGTGAGAGTAAAGCGAATCAGGTGCAAAAGCAGAAAGTGCAAGATCCACTCGCAAAAAATGGTGTGGTTGGATTGTTTAACCGAGTATTTAACCCAGTAACTCTTGCATTGGAAAAGTTTTTAAGCGACATATATGAGCCGACTGATAACGAAAACCGCTGGCATCTTATAGCCTCACACAGTATGGCAGGAGTTGAGATTATCGAAGACAAGTTCGTTTACTCTCATCATGCTAAAGACCCGGCGTATTTGAAACTGTGTAACGCTTTTGATATTGTTCGCACGCACAAATTCGCTAGCTTGGACGAGAAAGAGTCGTTTAAGAAAATGAGCGAGTTTGCTATGAGTCTTGATGAGGTAAAACTTCAAGCGGCAAACGAGAGGCTCTCGGGAGCAAAAGATGATTTTGTTGACAGTGAGGATTGGAAGAAAAAACTACGCTACACGTCTAAAGGCGCGGTTTTAGAAAACTCGCTTTATAATGCGAAACTCATTATTAAACATGATCCTTTGCTTAAAGGAATCGTTTTTAACCAGCTGGCTGATGGTCTTGAAATTAAAGGCGATGTGCCTTGGCAGCATCCTGCGAAGTTTTGGAGGGACGCGGACGACGCTCAGCTTATCTGCTACGTGGACGACCATTATGGCTCGTTTTCACAGAGAAACTATGATATTGCTGTCACGAAAGTATCAGATGATAGAAGTTATCATCCGATAAGACGCTATTTTGAGAGTCTTCCTCAATGGGATGGTGTTAAACGTGTAGACACGCTTTTTATTGACTATCTTGGTGCTGAAGACAATGAGTATATTCGTGCAGTGTGTAGAAAAACACTGTGTGCAGCATACATGCGTATCTACCATCCCGGTATTAAATTTGACTACCTTCCTGTTTTTAACGGTGCGCAAGGTATCGGCAAGTCAACGTTTATAGCAAACCTTGGCATGGAATGGTTTTCAGACAGTCTCACGCTTTCAGACATGAACGATAAGACGGCTGCTGAAAAACTCCAAGGATATTGGATTCATGAAATCAGCGAGCTTGCGGGCATGAAAAAAGCTGACCTTGATAAGGTAAAAGCTTTTGTTTCAAGACGAGATGATAAGTATCGTGCTTCTTTTGGAAAACGTGTAGCACCACACCCGAGGCAGTGCGTGTTCTTTGGTACAACGAATAGTGAAAACGGTTATTTAAGGGATGTTACGGGTAACCGGCGTTTTTGGAATGTGAAAGTGTCGGGAAACGGTAAGTATAAGCCTTGGGAAATGACACGAGAACTGGTTGACCAAATATGGGCGGAAACCATGGTTATTTCCAAAGCGGGTGAAGAACTGTTCCTTGACAAGAGCTTGGAGGCTTTCGCTCAAGAAGAACAGCGTGAAGCCATGCAGCAAGACGACCGTGAAGGAATTGTAAGAGAGTATCTTAACATGCTTCTACCCGATACTTGGGATGAAATGGATACTTACAGGAGACGAGATTACTTCCGTGACAAGGAAGATCCGACACGGCCTAAAGGCACGATTAAACGCATGGAAGTATCCAACATTGAAATATGGTGCGAATGCTTCGGGAAAGCCAAAGAAGATATTAAGCCTATCGACAGTTACGCAATATCGGCGATTATGAAACGTTTGAAAGACTGGCAAAGATCTGACAATCGTAGAACCATACCAATCTATGGAAGGCAAAGAATTTACACCAGAATTTGAGTGGACAAGCGGCTAAAAACAGGACAACTAAAAGTAGCTTGTCCTGACCTTGTCACTTGTCCCACCCATAACAACAAGCTTTGGACGAACAGGGACGGACAACACATGAAAATCTATATTAAATAAAATCTTTATTTATTACTTATAGCGTACACGTAACACGTGTATTCGCGCGTAAAGGGATTTTTAGCCATTTGTCCGTCCTTGTCCCGATAGAAAGGATAAAAAATCATGAGAAGTAAACAAGCAAGAACAATGGAAAGATACATGAAAGCAGGAGCTGAAATGAGACTGCTTAAGAGCCTTAGCGCAAGGCTTATCACAGATACAGGCTCTATCCTCTTAAAAACGCAGCAGGATAAATTGATGAGAGCCATGGATAAAGTCCGTCAGCTATGTTCAGTAGCAGAAGAAAACATGTTTAAAGACTATCCCGATTTAAGCCAAGACTATATTGACGTGTTTTACGGCGATGTTGCTAATGAGCCGAGAAACGAAGTGGATAAGAAAATAATCGAAATTGCAAAAGAGGTATCTGATGGGCTTTTTACGAGAAAAGGAAACTGAGCGAAAACTCATCCGTGAAGTTAAAGCTGCGGGAGGCATGGCTATAAAGCTTACGAGTCCTTCTGTTGACGGGCTTCCTGACAGGCTGGTTTTACTTAACGGCGGGAAGATTGGTTTTGTCGAGCTTAAAGCACCAGGTAAAAAGCCTAGAGTCTTACAGGTGAAACGGATGAAAGACTTACAGGATTTAGGTTTTAAGGTTTTCGTGGTTGATGAGAAAAGTCAGATTGGAGGTGTGATTGATGCGATACGAGCCACATGAGTATCAAAAGTATGCGACTGATTTTATTATCACACACCCGGTTTCAGCGGTTTTGCTTGAAATGGGACTTGGTAAGAGTGTTATAAGTCTTACAGCGATTAACGACCTGATGCTTGACTCGTTCGACGTTTCCCGAACTCTGGTTATCGCTCCTCTTAGGGTTGCGAACACTACGTGGCCTTTAGAGTTAGAAAAGTGGGAGCATTTAAAACACCTGACTTATTCTGTTGTGACGGGCACTGAGAAGGAGCGGATTCAAGCACTAAAAACGCCTGCTCACGTTTATATTATTAACCGTGAAAACGTGGAGTGGCTGATAATGAAAAGTGGCCTGCCGTTTAATTTTGACATGGTTGTGATAGATGAGCTTTCAAGTTTCAAATCATATCAGGCGAAACGTTTTAAAGCATTACTGAAGGCTAGGCCGAAAGTTAAAAGGATTGTAGGTCTTACAGGCACGCCTTCTTCTAACGGGCTTATGGATTTGTGGGCTGAGTTTAGGCTGCTTGATATGGGTCAAAGGCTTGGCCGCTACATTACGTATTATCGGCAGAACTTTTTTAATCCTGATAAGCGTAACCAGCACATGATTTTTTCCTATAAGCCTAAAGATGGTGCTGAGAGTTTAATCTATAAGCAGATAGCTGATATTACGATTTCGATGAAGTCAAAAGACTATTTGAAAATGCCAGCGTGTGTGATAAACGAGGTGAAAGTAGAGTTATCCGGTAATGAGCGAAAACTCTATGATGAGCTGAAACAGGATATGGTGGTGTCGTTGGAGGGTAAAGAGATTGATGCGATTAACGCAGCGTCTCTTTCAAATAAGCTTCTTCAAATGGCAGGCGGCGCGGTTTATAACGAGAAAAAAGAAAGCGTTCATATTCATGATCGTAAGCTTGATGCTTTAGAGGATTTAATCGAGGCTGCTAACGGTAAACCGGTGCTTGTAGCTTACTGGTTTAAGCATGATCTTGAGCGGATTAAGAATCGTTTTAACGTGCGTGAGATTAAAACGAGTGCTGATATTGCTGACTGGAATGCCGGCATGACTCCTGTAGCGTTGATTCACCCGGCTTCCGCGGGTCATGGTCTTAACCTACAGGCTGGCGGCTCTACACTTATCTGGTTTTCCCTGACTTGGAGTTTGGAACTTTACCAGCAGACGAACGCTAGGCTTAACCGTCAGGGTCAAACCGATACGGTTGTAATCCATCACATTATCACTAAGGACACGATTGATGAGGATGTGATGAGGGCTTTAAGCATGAAGGCTAAAGTGCAGGATGCTTTAATCGAGTCGGTTAAAGCAAGACTATCAATTAACGAAGTGAGGGAAAGGGGTTCTAGAGAGAACTTACCTCAAAATGGAGGTAAGAATGAACAAAAAAGAATACTTACGGCAAGCCTATCTTCTTGATAAGCGGATTAAGGCTGACATGGATGAAGTAGTAAGACTGCGTGAGCTTGCTACAAGTGTTTCATCATTAAGATACGACAGAGAGTATGTGCAGACGACTCGAAGCGTGGAAGCTCCGTTTGTGAAAGCTCTTATAAGGGTTATGGATTTAGAAGCAAAGATTAACATGGAGATTACGATGCTTACCAGTTTGAAAGAGCAGATTTTGGATGTGATTTCTAAACTTGAAAGCGTGGATGAGCAGATGATTTTACGTTACCGTTACATGAGTAACATGACGTGGGAGGATATTGGTAAAGAACTCCATGCTAGCAGAATGACGATTATAAGATGGCATGGTAAAGCGTTAGAGCACATGGTTTTACCAGATAATCTAATCCAAATCTGAAAAAATGGTACGGTTTGGTACGCTCTGATACGAGACGTTACAGCCTTCTATATGGTATTATAAACTTAGCAAAAATTATAAATACTAAGCCTTGGAAGAGTAATCTTTCAGGGCTTTTTTCATGCCTAAAAGGAGGGCACAACATGGATCAGATGGTATTACTAACACAGCAATGGTTAAACAAAACCTATGGTGATAAGCCTGGGTTTGGTTCAGTTATTACTGATGGGAATACTGGTTGGGATACAATCAATGGGCTTATTAGAGCTTTGCAGATTGAGCTTGGTATAACAGCAACAGCAAATAATTTTGGTGCTGGTACAACACGTAAATTTAATCAACGTTATCCACATGGTGTTAAGCAACAATCCGATAGTGATAAGTCGCAAAGTAATGTTTACTCGATTATTCAAGGTGCTTTATGGTGCAAGGGTTACTCTACTGGTAATGATATTACACAAAACTTTTATGGTGGTACTGGGAATGCTATTAAAGAGTTGAAGAATGATATGGGCATTGGTGGTGATTCTACTGTCACAATTGATGTAATGAAAGCTCTTCTTTCTATGCAACAGTTTGTTTTACTAAATCGTTACGGTGGTATTGACGTTGTTAGGATTATTCAACAAACTGTTAATCGAACCTATAAGGATTATACTGGTATCATTCCTTGTGACGGCTTGTATGGTCGAGAAATGAATACCGCACTTATCCAAATTTTACAGTCGTTAGAGGGTTATTCGCCTGATGATGCCACGGGTAATTTTGGACATGGTACACGAGGTAATTTGAAAACTATTAGCAGGCAAAACGCTTCTTCCTATGGTAAGTGGGTGTGGTTAGCAAAAGCTGTACTTAATTGCATTAGATATGATTGTCTTCAAAATGAGAATTGGGATGATGATTTTGCTGAGCAACTCACTAAATTCCAAAAAGACTATAAGCTTCCAGTCAGCGGAGCACTTGATGTTAACACGTGGATGTCGTTGTTAACTAGTAAAGGTAATCCAGACAGAGCTGCCAAGGCGTGTGACTGTGCAACGGTACTAAATGCTCAACAAGCTAAAGATTTAAAAGCGGCAGGATACCAGATTGTTGGAAGATATTTGACTGGGTATGTTGGAAAGTCAACATCTAAAGCTCTAACTTTAGATGAAATTAAAAACATAAAAAACGCTGGTCTTTCCGTATTTCCAATTTATCAAGATGGAGGATATTATCCTGAATATTTTGCGAATCCTAACCAGGGAACTGTTGATGCACAGGTTGCTATTTCCGCTGCAAAAAGGATTGGTATTCCTTCTGGTAGTACAATATACTTTGCTGTTGATTTTGATGCTTATGGATATCAGCTGGACAGCATGATTTTACCGTATTTCAAGAAGATAAGTTTACTATTCAACAGTTGTGAAAATATTAAGAAATACCAAGTTGGTGTATATGGCCCAAGATTAATCTGCTCAAAAGTAAGCAAAGCAGGATATGCTAAATATTCGTTTGTAGCGGATATGTCTACTGGTTTTAGTGGGAATTTAGGTTATGCAATTCCTAACAATTGGGCGTTCGACCAATTTAATGAATTCTCTTTCCAATCTAGACCGACTTTTGCTCTTGATAAAGATGCATATTCTGGAAGAGATAAAGGTATCGCAAAATTTGATAGTGTAACAAAAATGACGAAAGGCGAACTAGAAAAGGAAAATATAAAAGACAAAGTAAATATTGCAAGAACACAGTTTGTGTATGATGTAGTAGAGCCTCTACATCTGCTAAATCAGCTTACTAGTTTTGGTCTTTCATATAATAAAGAAATTATTCTTAGTTATACTGAACTGCCTACTATTAGTATTCAAACCTCGGTAGAAGCAGTAACAGAATTGATGACAGTGCCTAATAATTCCTACAACGTTTCGATAGAACTAAATAGTGATGGTTCTCTAAGTGCTGCATGTGAAAATAAAATTTCTAAAATTGCTAAAGATATTAGAATTATGAAGGGCGGAGACATGATTCAAAAATCTATAGCAAATATTGCAGCATCAGTAAAATCGGGTGATATTGCATTCACTGGAAAAGTTATTTCTCCAAATCAAGTGGAGTTAGCTATTGAGGTAATGTCAGAAAATCTATTACCAACATTAGATGATGTTGATGAACATATAACGGTGATTGTAAAATACTTAATTACATTTCGTGATTTTACAATAAAGGTTCCTGAAATTCCTGAAGATGTTGTTGAAATAGGTGTAGCAGTAGCGGGAGTAGTTGCTATTTGTGCTTTTGTTCCAGTATTAATTACAGGTATTTTGGGATTCTTAGTAACATTAGGGTTGGTTGTTGCTGCTGATGCATAGAATGCATGAAAGAGAATAGGATCTGCTTTATGATAAGGTAAAGTTAGATATTAGAATTTGGTGGAGTATGAATAAGATAAGTAAAAAAGCGAAAGTGCTGATATTTTGTATTTCAATAGTTGTGGCTATCGTTTGTTTTATCACCTTATTCTTGCATCGTATTGATAATAATGCATTTAATGCTCAAATTGATAGTAAAGAGAAAATAGCTTCATATAGGGCTAACTATAACTACATAGATGTATATAAGCAAAAAGATAAAATAATTATCAACACCTATTCTGATAGTAAGTTTGACGAACCAAATCGGATTGTTGTTCCATTTGAAGGTAAATTAAGTAAAAGTGATATTCTAGTAAAGTGGAAAACCGCAAATGGTGATGTTATTGAGCAAGATAGTGATAGTATCCTTGCGGCGAGTATCATCATTGAGAAAAATGGAAAAACTATATGTAATGAAAACATAAATTTTTGTGAAAAAGGCTGGAAAGTATTAAACGATGTAATTGGAAAATAGTGATATAGTTTTGTAAATGATTTTGTTAAAAGCTCTTTGAGATTATCTCAAAGGGCTTTTTTCATGCCCGAAGGGAGGATAAGTCTTGCCAAGAAAACCTAAAAGACCGTGTTCTTATCAAGGCTGTCCGAACCTAACTGACGGCAGGTTTTGTGAAGAACACTTAAAACAAGAGAACAGACGATACGAAAAATACGAGCGTCCTTATGATGCTCACAAGCGTTACGGTAGAGCATGGCAGAAAGTAAGGGATTCTTATGTGAAAGAGCATCCTTTCTGTGAGCTTTGCTTTAAGAATCGTGTGCTTGTTCCTGTTGAGCAGGTTCATCATATTAAACCGATTGCTGAAGGCGGAACGCATGAGAGGAATAATCTTATTTCTCTATGCAAATCCTGTCACTCTAAAATTCACGCTAAGCGTGGAGATCGCTGGCATAACAGATAAAAACCACCCCAGGGGCGGTCAAAATCTCTAAAAACCTATTCCCTGGGGAACGGGCGCAGGGTCTCGCGTGCAAAAACAGCGTATTCAAAAGGGTAATAGGCAAAATCAGACACAAAAATTTTTTAATAGTTAAAACTCATGCGGGAAGGAGGCGAAAAGTTTGCCTACAAAATCAAATAATATTGGCGGTCGTGGCGGCAGACGCGTGGGTGCCGGGCGTAAAAAGAAAGCGGTTGTTGAAAAAGCTAGTGAAGGAAACCCCGGCGGTAGGCCTTTAAGCGTTCTTGATATTCCGGAGCTTGAAGGTGCTGAAATGCCTCAGCCTCACGAGTTTTTATCCGCCACGCAAAAAGACGGTACTCAGCTTCAGGCTAGAGAAATTTTTGAAGAAACGTGGAAGTGGCTAAAAGACATTGGTGTGAGCAGTAAAGTCCCGTCTCCTCTTATTGAACGGTATGCGATGAGCTGTGCTCGTTGGATTCAATGCGAGGAAGTAACCAGTAAGCTCGGGTTTCTTTCCAAGCATCCGACCACGGGTAAACCGATACCATCGCCTTTTATCAATATTGGTATTAACTACATGAATCAGGCGGTCAGGCTTTGGAATGAGATTTTTCAGATTGTGAAAGAAAACTGTTCGACTGAGTTTGATGGTGTTTCACCTCAAAACGATTTAATGGAACGCCTGCTTTTAACACGTAAAAAATTATAAGGAGAAAAAATTATGATAGAAAAAGTAAATCCAAGTCACCCGGACAAGATTGCGGATCGTATTGCCGGAGCAATTGTTGATCTGGCTTACAAGCTGGATGAGAACCCGAAGATTGCTGTTGAAGTGATGCTCGGGCATGGTAAGTGTGCCGTGTTTATTGAAAGCACGGTGATGTTTAAGTTTAAGGATATTAAAAATATTATCCACCGTTTAAGCCCTGGGAAAGTAAAGATTGATATTACGGTCGTGCCGCAGGATAAGCATTTAAGCCAAAACCAAAACGGCATGGTTCGCTGCGCTGATAACGGGATTTTTAAAGGCGTACCGCTAACAGACGAACAGAAGAAACTCGCGGCTATTGTTCGAAAGGTTTATGAAAAGTATCCGTATGACGGCAAGTATGTTCTTGATGGTGAAAAGCTTATCATCTGCCAGTCTCACGCTAAACGAGAAGACTTATTGAAAGACTATCCGAATGCGTTTGTTAATCCTTTAGGCGACTGGACGGGTGGTATCAGCGTTGATACGGGAGCGGTTAACCGAAAACTCGGGTCAGACATGGCTGATGCTGTCACGGGCGGCGGTCTTCATGGTAAGGATCTTACGAAAGCTGACGTGTCGGTTAACATTTACGCATTTTTGAAAGCACAGGAAACCGGCCGTGTGGTTGAGTTTTCTTGTGCTATCGGGGACGAAATGGTTGATGGTAAACCGTATTCGCAGATTGTGAAAATTGCGAAAGATTATATTGACTCGGTGGGTGGTTTTGAAAAGCTGGCTTGCTGGGGTCTTTTCTAACGGGAGGAAAGCTTATGGAAAAAGAAATGCAGTATTATTTGGCTGACGTAAGTGAGCTTATCCCGTATGTGAGAAACGCTCGCACGCACTCTGAGGCGCAAGTAGCTCAGATAGCGGCAAGTATTCGCGAGTTTGGTTTTCTATCCCCAATTCTAGTGGCGGAAGATAATACGATTCTCGCAGGCCACGGCAGGCTTGCCGCGGCATTAAAACTGGGTCTTAAAAAAGTTCCGTGTGTGAAAGAAAATCATTTAACTGAAACACAAAAGCGTGCGTATATTATTGCGGATAATAAGCTTTCACTTAACGCAGGCTGGGATAATGAGCTATTAGCAGTCGAGTTGTCGGAGCTTGAAGGAGCGGATTTTAATCTTGATCTTCTCGGGTTTGACGAGGCGGAGCTTTCCAGTATTTTTGATGCTGATAAAGACGTGAGTGATGATGATTTTGATGTTGAAAAAGAATTGGAAGAACCGTGTTTTTCTAAAACAGGTGACATATGGACGCTTGGTAAGCATCGTGTTATTTGCGGTGATTCAACCAATTCTTCCACGTTTGAAAAACTGCTGGGTGAAACAAAAGTAAATCTTGTTTGCACGGACGCACCTTATTTCGTGAACCTTGAAAACGCGTCAGGGAAAATTAAAAACGATGATTTAAGCGATAAAGAAGGCTACGAGTTTTTAATGAAAGTTTTTACCAACTTCAAAAACTCTATGGCAGCTGACGCGTCTATTTACGAGTTTTATGCAACCATGAAAGCACGTGTTTTCTACGATGCTTTTGAGGACGCAGGTTTTAAGGTGGCAGCCGGTTTAATTTGGAAAAAGCCGAGAGCACCACTTATGCGAACGGACTGGAAGTTTAACATGGAGCCGATTATTTACGGTTGGCGTAAAGACGGTAAACATAAGTGGTATGGTGATCAGAAACAGACAGCTGTTTTTGAATTTGATGGGATTAAAAACTCGAAGGAAGAAGGCTGTGGGCATCCTTCCAGTAAGCCTGTGCCGCTGATTGCTTATCTTATTAAACAAAGTACGCAAACAAACAGTGTTGTGTTAGACGGGTTTTTAGGCTCAGCGTCCACGCTTATAGCCTGCGAGCAGATTGGCAGAGTCTGTTTTGGAGTGGAGCTTGAACCTAAATTCATTGATGTTGCGGTTAAACGCTACATGAAGTTTCACGATGATAAAACCAAGGACGTGCTTCTTATACGAGATGGGAAACAGTATAGCTTTAAGCAGGCAATTGAAATGATGAAAGAGGCTGGCGATGAGTAAAACACTTACACTCGCCAGCCTTTTTGATGGCTCGGGCGGTTTCCCTTTAGCAGCTACGCTTACAGGGATTAAACCTTTATGGGCAAGTGAAATCGAGCCGTTTCCTATAAGAGTTACCACTAAAAGATTGCCTTATGTTAAGCATTTAGGTGATGTGTCAAAGATTAAAGGCGATGCTGTGGAAGCGGTTGATATTATCACGTTTGGAAGCCCATGTCAGGACATGTCGATTGCAGGTAAACGGGCAGGTCTTAGCGGTTCTCGCTCGAACCTGTTTTTTGAAGCGGTTCGGATTATTAAAGAGATGAGGAGGAAAACAGGTGGACAAAAACCAAGATATATCGTTTGGGAGAACGTTCCGGGAGCGTTTTCCTCAAATAAAGGAGAAGACTTCGAGAAAGTTATCAAAGAAATCTGTGCTGTCAAAGGACATTCGTTTAATGCTCCTAGACCTGAAAAATGGAGCAGTGCAGGACTTGTCATGGCAGAAGATTTCTCACTCGCATGGCGGGTACTTGATGCTTCATACTTCGGAGTACCCCAGAGAAGAAAACGTATCTTTCTTGTCGCAGATTTTGATGGACAAAGTGCCGGAAAAATATTATTTGAGCAAGAAAGCATGCCTTGGGATTCTACGGCGAGCGGAAAGCCGTGGCAAGAAACTGCCGGACATTTTGAAACAGGCACTGGTGATGCAATCGAAAGATACTGTTTAAACGATCAGGGCGGAAGCAGAATGGACGTGTTTGAAAACAAAAGCGGCACGCTCACGGCAAGCGTGGGAAACCATCCACCGCTCGTGTTTGAAAATCACGGGCAGGACTCACGATATAAAGGGCCTCTTAGTGTGTCTCAAACCGTGCTTTCCACGTTTGGAACAGGTGGGAATAATCAGCCTTTTGTGGTTTGTGATAAAACCTGTTTTGACATTCGTTTAACATCACTCAACACGAAAAACAAGCGTGCTAACGTGTATGAAACGAAACTGGCAAGAACAATTAACACAGGGCTAAACTCGCCTGAAGCTAATCAAGGCGGTCTTGCAATAGTGTACTCTACGAGTAAAAACTCGCATCACACGAATGCTCGGGCTGAAATGACAGACACGCTTGTGGCAAGTGACTATAAAGATCCTCCTGTCGTAAACGATATGAATGAGGATAAACACTATGTGGTTAGACGTTTAACCCCGAAAGAATGCGCAAGACTGCAGGGCTTTCCTGACTGTTGGTGTGATAATCTTCAAACAGAAAATCCAAGCGATGAAGAGCTTATCTTTTGGCAGGATGTGTTTGAAACACATCGAAAACTAGTCACGAACGCCTGTAAGCCGAAAAGTAAAAATCAGATAATCAAATGGCTTAAAAATCCTCACAGTGATTCGGCAGAATACAAGATGTGGGGCAACGGCGTGGCACTTCCCTGCGTGTACTTCGTTCTCAAAAATATCGCTTATTTTCAGGAAAAAGAAAGCATATAAGACTTGCTAAATACCTTCTTTAGAGTGATGTATATACACAAGGAAAAAATTATGGCGTGGATAAGTGCCGAAAAATTAGCGACTTGTAAGAACAATAATTAGTGGAAATATCAGCGGTTTTATCCCGTTTATTGCTTGATAATATGTGCTTTTAGAGTGATATATAGTATCAGCAAAAGCAAAGAAGCAAAGGAGAAAAACCTATGAAAAAAGAAACCTTACAAAGACTTACAAGCGAAGTTAAAGCCTGCAGACGCTACACGCTAAACGCAATCAAAAAAGCTGAAGAAGGGAAAATTAGTTCGGCTATCAGCATGCTCGACATTGCGCAAACAGCAAAAACCTGCGCCATGCAAGCTCACGAGGAGCTTTGGAAGGTAAGCGAAGGAAAACTAAACGATACGGAGTTTGAACTGTTTGCGGATGCTGAAACCTTGGACAAGGATATTCAAAAAGCCTACCAAGCGATTAAACAGGCAAGAAATTAAAAAGAAAAATTGGTTAAACCAAAGAAAAATCGTGGAATTACCTGCGATTTTTTCTCATTTATGACTTGCTATTAGGTGCTTTTAGAGTGATATATAGTACTAACAAAAAGCACAGAAAAAGGAGAAAAACCATGTGGGAACAAGATACGCTTAAAGTAGAAGATCAGGTTGTAAGCTACAGCATGAAAGTTTTTGAAGAGCCAAGCGAATATGGGATTAACCAGGGAAGAATTTCCAAGCTTACTTTGAAAAACAATAACAAGGTTATCGCAAACTATGATAGAGGCTGGGATATTATGCCAACAGGCAAGCTTGCAAATGAGGCTTTAGAAATGATCCTTGAAGCTAGAAACTAGAAACTGAAGTTTTATTAAAAGTAGCAGGGCTTTTAAGGCCCTGTTTCTCGTAGGAAAGATAAGAAATGATGTGGACGCAAGTAAGCGTCTTTTTTTATGCCTAAAGAAAGGAGGAGCTTAAGTTGCAAGAATACGAGGTTACTAAGTTTAAAAAAGAAGATTCAACGTATAGTAAGGATTTAGCGGATTATGCTGTAAGTTTTATTGAATGTTTAACGCATACGAAGGGAACGTGGGCTGGTAAGCCTTTTAAGCTCCTTGACTGGCAGGAGCAGATTATCAGGGACTTGTTTGGCGTGGTTAAACCGAATGGTTACCGTCAGTTTAATACTGCTTATATTGAGATACCTAAGAAGATGGGTAAAAGTGAGCTGGCTGCTGCTGTGGCACTGCTTTTATGCTGTGGGGATAATGAGGAGCGTGCGGAAGTTTATGGTTGTGCGGCGGACCGTCAGCAGGCAACGATCGTGTTTGATGTGGCGGCGGACATGGTTAGAATGTGTCCGGCTCTTAATCGTAGGGTTAAAATTTTAGCTTCGCAAAAACGTATTATTTTCCTACCAACTAACAGTTTCTACCAGGTGTTGTCGGCTGAAGCGTACTCTAAACACGGGTTTAACATTCACGGTGTCGTGTTTGATGAGCTTCACACGCAGCCAAACCGTAAACTGTTTGACGTGATGACTAAAGGCTCCGGGGATGCTCGCATGCAGCCACTGTATTTTCTGATTACCACGGCTGGTACGGATACGCATTCTATCTGCTATGAGACGCATCAGAAAGCAGTGGATATTCTTGAGGGTAGGAAAATTGATCCAACTTTTTACCCCGTGATTTATGGTGCAAAAGATTCGGATGATTGGACTGATCCTAAGGTGTGGAAGAAAGCTAATCCTTCTCTTGGGGTGACGGTTCAAATGGAGAAAGTTAAGGCTGCTTTCGAGTCGGCTCGGCAAAATCCTGGTGAAGAGAATGCTTTTCGTCAGCTTCGTCTTAACCAGTGGGTGAAACAGTCTATTCGTTGGATGTCGATGGAAAAGTGGGATGCTTGCGGTTTTCAGGTGAATGAGGAAGAACTCGAGGGCAGGGTCTGCTATGGGGGTCTTGACCTTTCAAGCACCACCGACCTTACCTCCTTTGTTTTGGTCTTTCCACCAGAAGATGAGTCGGATAAGTTTCGTATTCTACCTTATTTTTGGGTGCCTGAAGAAACCTTGAGTTTGCGTGTGAAGCGAGATCACGTGCCGTATGATGTGTGGGAAAAACAAGGGTTTATTAAGACTACGGAAGGGAACGTTGTTCACTATGGGTTTATTGAAAAATTCATCGAAACTTTAGGTGAACGTTTCAATATTCGTGAGATTGTTTTCGACCGTTGGGGCGCGGTGCAAATGGTGCAAAACCTTGAAAACATGGGGTTTACCGTGGTTCCGTTCGGACAGGGATTCAAGGATATGAGTCCGCCTACCAAGGAGCTTATGAAGCTTACACTCGAGCAGAAAATCGCACACGCAGGGCATCCGGTGCTTCGATGGAACATGGATAACATTTTCATTCGCACAGATCCTGCAGGAAACATTAAATGCGATAAGGAAAAATCAACCGAGAAAATTGATGGTGCTATCGCCACCATTATGGCGCTTGACCGTGCTATCAGATGCGGTAACGCGAACACTCAAAGCGTGTATGACGCTCGAGGAATCCTATTCATGTAAGGAGGTGGGTCGTGAGTATTTTTAGTAAGATTTTTAAGAGCAGGGATAAGCCTGAAAACAGGATGTTAGGCGGCGGTTATCGTTTCTTAATGGGCGCGTCCTCGTCCGGTAAGAGGGTGAATGAGCGTTCGGCGATGCAGATGACGGCGGTTTACTCGTGTGTGCGTATCCTGTCTGAGGCGGTGGCGAGCTTGCCGCTTCACGTGTATGAGCGGACGAGTACGGGTACGGCTAAAGCGGTTAAACATCCTTTGTATAAGGTGCTTCATGATGAGCCGAATCTTGAGATGACAAGCTTCGTGTTTAGAGAAACCTTGATGACGCATCTATTGTTATGGGGTAATGCTTACGCGCAGATTATTCGAAACGGTAAAGGCGAGGTTTTGGGCTTATACCCTTTAATGCCTGATCGTATGAGAGTTGACCGGGATGAGAGTGGTCAAATTTTTTACGAGTATACGTTAAATGATAGTGATGTTTTAGCGGGTAAAGAAACGAGTGTGAAACTTAAACCTTTTGACGTGCTTCATATTCCCGGTCTTGGTTTTGACGGTCTTGTTGGCTATTCGCCTATTGCGATGGCAAAAAACGCTATCGGTATGGCGATAGCTACGGAAGAGTATGGTGCATCGTTTTTCGCTAACGGTGCTACACCAAGCGGCATCTTGGAATACCCCGGTACAGTAAAAGATCCTCAAAGTATGAGGGATAGTTGGAATAAGGGGTTCTCGGGTTCTAACTCGCATAAGATAGCGATTTTAGAGGAAGGCATGAAGTATACGCCTATTTCTATTTCGCCTAACGAAGCACAGTTTCTTGAAACTCGTAAGTTTCAGATTAACGAGATCGCTCGTATTTTTAGAGTCCCACCACACATGGTTGGTGATTTGGAAAAATCGAGTTTTTCTAATATTGAGCAGCAGTCGCTTGAGTTTGTGAAATACACGCTGGATCCTTGGGTGGCGCGTTTTGAACAGTCTATTACGAGGCGGCTTTTTACTGATAAGGAGAAAGAAACTTATTATGTGAAGTTTAACGTGGATGGTCTTCTTCGAGGAGACTATCAGAGTCGTATGAATGGTTATGCTACCGCTCGTCAAAACGGTTGGATGAGCGCGAACGATATTAGACAGTTAGAAAACTTGGATAAGATTCCCGCCTGTGAGGGTGGTGACTTGTATTTGATTAACGGTAACATGCTCCCGCTTAACCGTGCTGGAGCGTTCGCAAACAGTAGCGGAGAGGAGGAACAAGGTGATGAGGAAGTTTTGGCAGTGGAAAAACCAGAAGGAAAATCAGGAGTCAAATGAAATATTGGAGAGGACATTGTTTCTTAACGGTACGATTGCTGAAGAATCTTGGTTTGATGATGATATTACACCACAACTTTTTAAAGACGAGTTAAACGCTGGTAGTGGGAATATTACCGTGTGGATTAACTCGCCTGGTGGCGATTGTGTGGCTGCGGCACAAATCTATAACATGCTTATGGATTACAAGGGTTGTGTGACGGTAAAGATTGATGGTATTGCTGCGTCGGCGGCCTCGGTTATTGCGATGGCTGGCACAAAGGTTTATATGAGCCCGGTGTCAATGCTTATGATTCATAATCCTATGACTGTTGCTTTTGGCAACAGAGATGAAATGGAAAAAGCAATATCAATGCTTGATGAGGTCAAAGAGTCCATTATTAACGCTTACGAGATTAAAACAGGGCTTAATCGTGTGAAACTGTCGCATTTAATGGATTCGGAAACGTGGATGGATGCTAACAAGGCGGTAGAACTCGGGTTCGCGGACGGTGTTTTAACTAGAGGTGAAACCGCTGATATTGGCATACCACAGGTTTCAACATTGTATTCGAAGGCAAGCGTGCAAAACACGTTATTGGAAAAAATATGTAAAGCCTGCCGGATAAGCGGTAAGGAAACAAACAATATTAGTGCAGACGATCTTATGGATCGTCTTTTTTTAATCAAAAATTGGAGGTAAATATGATGAACAGTATTTCAAACATGGTTGAGAAACGTAATAAGGCTTGGCAGGGTGCGAAAGCTTTCCTTGAGTCTAAACGTGACAAGGACGGGCTTATTTCAGAAGAAGACGCGAAAACCTATGATGAGATGGAAGCGAAAGTGAAAGCTTACAGTATGGAAATTGATCGTTTGGAGCAGATGGAAGTGATGGATAAGGAGCTTTCAAAACCAACATCTGAGGCGATTGTTGCAAAACCTATGAAAACAGGTGTGAACCTTGAAAAACAAGGTCGTGCGCGTGACGAGTATAAGCAGGCGATGCTTAGGGCTCTTAGAAGTAATTTTAAGAGAGTCGATAATGTGTTGCAGGAAGGTGTGGACGCTGATGGTGGGTATCTTGTGCCGGAAGAGTATGATAATCGTCTGATTGAAACGTTGAAAGAAGAAAACATTATTCGCTCTCTTGCTACCACGATTACTACTAGTGGCGAGCATAAGATTAATGTTGCGATGAGTGATCCTGCGGCGGCTTGGATTGAAGAAGGCGCAAGCCTTAACTTTGGTGATTCCAAGTTTGCGCAAATCCTGCTTGACGCTCATAAGCTTCACGTGGCGGTAAAAGTTACTGAAGAACTCTTGTATGATAATGCGTTTAACCTCGAGAATCATCTTCTTACATCCTTCGGCATGGCGTTGGCTAACGCTGAGGAAGACGCTTTTCTTAATGGGGATGGTGTTGGAAAACCGACTGGTATTTTCAATAAGAAAGACGGTGGCACGTTCCTTAAAGAAACTGCCGGTATTAAAACTGATGATTTGATTGATCTTGTTCACGCTTTGAGGCGACCATACCGTAAAAACGCGAGTTTTATTATGAACGATAAAACAGTCGCGAGCATACGAAAACTTAAAGACAATAATGGCGCGTACGTTTGGCAGCCTTCATACCAGGATGATGAGCCGAACAGGATTCTCGGATACCCGGTATACACGTCTGCTTACGCGCCTGAAAACATGGTGGCTTTTGGCGACTACTCGTACTACAACATTGGCGACCGTGGTTCACGTTCGTTTAAAGAGCTTACCGAGCTTTTCGCTGGAAACGGCATGATAGGTTTCGTCGCTAAAGAGCGTGTAGACGGCAAACTCGTGCTTAAAGAAGCAGTGCAGATTCTACCTGTTAAAACAAGCGTAGCAGCCTAAAAAGATGGTTTAAGGAGGGGTGTTGATGATAGTTACAGTTGAGGAAGCAAAAAACTATCTTAGGGTGGATAGTCGAGAAGATGATGAGCTTATCAACACCCTTATTCGTTCTGCTGAAAAACTCTGCCAGGGAGTAGCTCGTAAAAACGATACTAGTTTGATTAGTGAAAACTTTGATGAGTATAGGCTCGCAGTCTTATACGCTACAGGCTACTTGTATGAGCATCGGGAAGAAGCAGACCATCACGCGCTAACTATCACTTTACGTTCGATGCTTTTTACTGTTAGAAAAACGGGGTTTTAAATGAGAATAGGTTTATTAAACGAGCGTATTATGCTGCTTAAAAACAGTGTAGAGGTTGATGATGTTGGTAATCATAAGATTAAGTGGAGTAAATATTACGAGTGTTACGCTACGGTGAGTGCTGAAAGTCCATCTGAGCAGACTTCGGCAGGAAACGTGTGGGATGAGTCAAAAATAGATTTTACTATCCGCTATTCGAAAGAAACAGCTGCAATATCATCCACCAGGTATCGTGTTATTTTTCATGATACGGTTTATGAGATTTTAGGTGTTGACCACATGAATTATAAGAAGAAAAGCCTGAAACTTCACTGTAAGAGGTGTAAAAAGTGAGCAAAACAGGAGTAGATAATCTTTCAAACAGGATAATAAAAGAGCTTAAAACTTACGCGGATACTACGAGTGAGAAAGTAAAAGAAGCAGTTAAAAACGTGAGTAAAACCGTTAAAGAAGATATAGAAAACACTGCTCCGAAACACACGGGTAAGTATGCGAAAAGTTGGGCGGTGAAAATGGTTAAAGAAACAGAAAACGCTCTCACACTGGTAGTTCACTCAAAAAACAAGTATCAGCTTACACACTTGTTAGAGTACGGGCATGCTAAACGAGGCGGAGGACGCGTTGAGGCAAGAGCACACATTAAGCTTGCGGAAGAAAAAGCGGTTAAAAGTTTCGAAGAAAAAATAAGGGAGGCAATAGAACATGACTAGACTTTTAAGCATCATGAGAGAGATAGGTTTTCCTTTTGCTTACCATCATTTTGCTGAAGGAGAGTCCCCTTCTCCACCGTTTCTTCTGTTCTTAACGCCTGCAAGCAGTAATTTCGCGGCAGACGGGAAAGCGTATTTTAAAGCAAATGAAGTTCATATCGAACTATACACAGATTATAAGAATCCTAGTGTGGAAGAAAAGGTTGAAGCCGTGCTTGATAGGCACGGCATTTTTTATAACAAAACAGAGACGTTCATAGAGTCGGAAAAGCTTTATGAAACACTCTACATTTTTGAAATGGAGGTAACAATAAATGGGTAACAAGGTTAAATACAATCTGAAAAATGTGTATGCGGCAAAACTTAAAAAAGACTCGAGCGGAAGTTTTAACTATGATGCGCCTAAACCTATTCCGGGGGCGGTGAGCATAAGCCTTGATGCGGAAGGTGAATCCTCACCGTTTTACGCTGACGGGATTGTCTACTTCCGCTCGACTGCGAATAACGGTTACAGTGGCGACTTGGAAATGGCTCTTATACCTGAATGGTTTAGAACGGAAATATTAAAAGAAAAACTTGATAAAAACGGTGTGCTGGTTGAAAAAGCAACTACCGGTGAAGCGGAAAAGTTCGCGCTTCTTTTTGAGTTTGACGGTGATGTTAAAGCAATCCGCCATGTGCTTTATAACTGCTCGGCTTCCAGACCGTCTATTGCTTCGGAAACTAAGGAAGACACGATAGAACCGGGTACTGAAACACTCTCGCTTACGGCTGATCCTAGAGAAGATGGGCTTGTTAAATCTCGTAGCGGGGATACGACATCTGATGAAATTTACGCTAACTGGTATAAGAGCGTGTACGTTCCTCAAAACACGACAGAGGTTAAGCCTAAGTAGAAAGGAGTGGTGAGTATGATTGAAAAAACAGTAAAAATCGGTGGTAAAGACGTGAAGTTTCGTTCTTCTGCCACTATTCCAAGATTGTATCGTATCAAATTCAAGCGTGATATTTTTCAGGATCTTTCCAAGCTTGAAAAATCGTATAAGAGTAAAAGCAGTGGGTTTGAGATTGATGATCTGGAGATTTTTGAAAATGTAGCTTATATCATGGCTTACCATGCGGATAACACGATTCCTGAAACGATTGAAAAATGGCTCGATGAGTTTGAAATGTTTTCTATCTACGAGGTGCTGCCTGAAATTTTGGAGCTTTGGGGTGCGAATTTACAAACACAGGTTCAATCTAAAAAAAAGTTACGTCAACTACAAGAGAAATGACGACCGCGTTATTTCTTCTTAGATGCACAGAGATTGGGATAAGTATTTGCGAGCTGGATCTTTTAACTATCGGCATGATTTTAGACATGTGGACTGAGAAAGCAAACGATAGTGTGAAATACGATAGGCTCGCAAGCCAGGCAGAATTCGACAGGTTCTAGACGAAAACCAAGCATTCTTATGCAAGGCGTTAAAATATCTGAATTTTTTATTCCTAAATTAAGAGTAAAAGGAGGTGAAGTTATGGCAAACAGGATTAAAGGTATTACCGTTGAAATCGGTGGAGATACGACAGGCTTGGATAAAGCGTTAAAAGACGTGAATACGACTATCCGATCCACGCAAGCTCAGCTTCGTGACGTAAACAGGCTGTTAAAACTCGATCCGTCCAACGCTAAACTTTTAGCACAAAAACAGCAGTTGTTGCAGCAGGAAATAGCAAACACTTCCGAGAAACTTAACGCTTTAAAACAGGCGGATAAGCAGGCTAAAGTACAGCTTGAAAACGGGGATCTCGGTAAAGACAAGTATGATGCTCTGCAGCGTGAGATTATTGAAACCGAGCAGAATCTTAAAAATTTAGAACAGCAGGCAAAGAAAGTCCCTTCAGCGTTAGCAGTTTCCATGAAAGAAACCGGGGATAAAATTAAAAGTGTCGGTGAGAAAACAGCCCAAGTCGGCACAAGCCTATCCACGCATGTTACCGCACCAATTGTGGGGCTTGGAGCCGCATCGTTAGCCGCGTTTAACGAAGTTGATGCGGGCATGGACACAATTGTTACTAAAACAGGCGCAACAGGAAAAGCACTGGAGGGTATGCAAGATAGTATGAAAAATCTTGCTACCAGTATTCCTACTGATTTTCAAACCGCAGGTGCTGCTATCGGCGAGGTGAACACCAGATTCGGTTTAACAGGTAAAAGCCTTGAAGATCTGTCAGGCAGGTTTATTAAATTTGCTCAAATTAACAACATGGATGTTTCCACGGCTGTTGATAACACGCAGAAAGTTGTGGCTGCTTTTGGGCTTAAAGCACAAGACGCCGGGGCTTTACTTGATACGATGAACGCAGTCGGTCAGCGTACCGGTGTCAGCATGGATACGCTTGCTAAAACCATGGTGACTAACAGTGCCTCCTTACAGCAGCTTGGGTTTAGTGCATCTGATGCTGCTAATTTCTTAGGTAATGTTGAAATGTCCGGTGCTGACACGTCACAGGTTATGACCGCTCTTACTAAAGCATTGGCTGCTGCTACAGCTAAAGGCACGCCTATGAAACAGGCTTTAGAAGATATTCAAAACAGTATGGTGAATGCGAAAAGCGACACTGAAGGTTTAAAAGTAGCTTACGAGCTGTTTGGTAAGCGTGCAGGTGCGGCTATTTATCAGGCGTGTAAAAACGGTTCGCTGTCTTTTGCTGAGCTTGGTACTTCCCTTAAAGATAATGCCGGCAGTGTGGAGAAAACGTTTAACGAAACGCTTGATCCGATAGATAAGTTTAAGACTTCGATGAATAGTCTGAAAATCGTGGGGGCAGATCTTGGCAGTTCTCTTGCAACGGTTTTACAGCCTATGCTTGAAAAGTTCGCTTCCTGTATGAAGTCTTTAAGCGAAGCCTGGAACGGATTGTCTCCGGGAATGAAGGATGCGATAGTAAAAATCACGCTTATTGCGGCAACAGTCGGTCCTGTACTCATTGTGATCGGGAAAATTATTAGTGCTGTTGGAACAATCACTTCTGCTCTGGGAGGTCTTATCGGACTTCTTGGAGGAACAGCCACAGCCACTACTGCGGTAGGTGTGGCAGGAGGAGCTAGTGCGGCAGGGACAGCGGCGGCAGGAACAGCGGCCGGAACAGCGGCTGTTGGGTTTGGTGCGTTAAACGTTTCGCTTCTTCCTATTATCGGTATTATTGCGGCGATTATTGCCGCTGTCGTGGCGATTATTGCGATTATTAAAAACTGGGGTGCTATAAGCGAATGGTTTAAAAACCTGTGGCAGAGTGTTTGCCAGAGCGTGAGCAGTATTTGGCAAAACATCTCGGAGTTTTTCCAAAACGTATGGCAAGGCTTGGTTCAGGTTTTTACCGGCGTGTGGGATACGATTAAAAACGTGCTCACGGTAGCACTCATGTTTATCGTAGAGCTTATCAAAGGCTATTTTTCGCTTATCACACTACCGTTTAGGCTTATTTGGGAAAACTGTAAAGACGTGATTATAGGCGCATGGGATGCGATTAAAACCACGGTAAGTAGCGTGCTTGAAGCCATAAACAGTGTAATAACAAGTGTTATGAACACGATTATGTCGTTTATAACAAGCGTGCTAAACACTATAAGCAGCGTGTTTACGAGCGTGTTCAATGCGATTTTAAGTGTTGTAACCTCTGTTTTTAACAGTATAAAATCGGTGGCTGAAACGATATGGAATGGAATTTGCAGTGTTATAACCAACGTGGTAAACACGGTTAAAAATACGGTTTCTACAGTGTTTAACGCTGTGTCCAGCATGATAAGCAACGTATTTAAAGGTATTAAAAACACAGCCGTATCAATTTGGAACGGTATTAAAAACGCTATCATCACTCCGATTGAAGCGGCGAAAAACAAGGTTAAAGCGGTAGTTGACGCTATAACAGGCTTTTTTGCAGGTATTAGACTTAGTCTTCCTCATATTAAACTGCCTCATTTTAGTATTAAAGGACACTTCTCACTCGCACCACCGTCTGTACCGTATCTTGCTATCGACTGGTATAAGAAGGCAATGGATAAGCCGATGCTGTTAAACGGGGCTACTATCTTCGGTGAGAAAAACGGGCATTTGCTTGGCGGCGGCGAAAAAGGCCCTGAGGTGATTATGGGGCTTGATGCTTTGCAGAATATGAGCGCGGGAGCAAACACGCAAATGCTTAGTGTTATGAACCAGATTCTAGCGATTATGGACTCGTATTTCCCACAGTTTTCCAACCAGAGTATTGTGCTTGACTCAGGCGAGCTTGTGGGCGGTATTGCACACAAGATGGACAGTGAGCTTTTTAAGCTTCAAACAAGAAAAACAAGGGGGTGGTAAAAGTGTATGGGATGACAATAAACGGGTTGCATAGTTTTAAGGATTTAGGCTTAGTTCCAACACTTAAGCCACATGTTAATCTACCATCCCCAAGGTTTAGCTATCTGGAAGTACCCGGAAGATTGGGAAGTTTTGATCTTACAGAAAGTTTAGCAGGTGAAGTTTTATACGAAATGCGTGAAGGCAGTTTTGAATTTATTGTCGCGGATAAAGGCGTGTGGCAGAAAGCTTACGAGAGGCTTAAACGTGATGTTCACGGGCTTAAAACAACACTTGTATTGGACAGTGAATCTTCCTTTTACTATCAGGGTCGAGTGTGGGTAAGTGATTTTAAATCAGATAAAAACTATGAAACGATTACGCTTAACTACAGGCTAAACCCTTATAAGCACAGTGTTTTAGACATTAAAACAGGTGGCGTGTACACGTTAAAAAACGTGCAGGTTAAAGACGGGAAAGAAATCAGTCTTACCCGTGATTTTGATATGACGCTTATACCTGAATTTACTAATAAAACACTAAATACAATAAGTGTTGATTTTAAAGGAAAAACCTACAGTTTAAAACAAGGCGTATCTCGTTTTCCTGAACTTAGGACACGCGAAAATAATATGACGCTTACGTTTCAAGGCACAGGCACACTTGATATTTCCTACCTAAGGGGGTGGTTATAAATTGTACAGAATAACTCTTGATGAAACAGCCTTGTATTATCCGGGCGACACTAAGAATGTTCTTCTTGACGCGACGCTTAACGTGGAGCTTAACACTGCAGGCACGCTTGTGTTTACGTGTCCGAAAGAAAATCCCTGCTATGAGAAGTTTTTTAACAGAAAATCAGTAGTGAGCGTGTATCGCGGTGAGAAAGAAATTTTTACCGGAGAGGTAAGAGAACAGGAGAAAGACTTAAACCAAAACAAGAAAGTAGTATGCGCAGGTCTTTTAACGTATCTTGCAGACAGTATTCAGCCGCAGAAAGAATATCATGATCATACACCTTACCAACTGTTGGAAAAATTCCTAAACATTCATAACGAGCAGGTGGATGATAGGAAGAAGATTCATATCGGAAAAGTCAGCGTGACAGATCCCAATAATTCCTTGTACAGGTTCACTAATTTTGAAACAACGCTTGAAGCAATTATGGGAAAAATGGTTGATAAGCTGGGCGGATACTTAAAGCTAAGACGAGAAAAAGACGGGCTGTACCTTGATTATCTTCGCTTGGAAGAAATGGGTAAAATGGCAAAACAGCCGGTTGAGTTCGGTTTGAACCTGCTTGATTATACTGAAAACTTATCGGCAGAAGATGTTACTACAGCACTTATCCCTTTAGGTAAAGAACTGGAAAGCGAGAACAGCAAAAACGAGGTTCTTAAAAAATACACGGATATTACAAGCGTTAATAACGGGAAAAATTATCTTGTTTCCACTCAGGCAAAGAGCGCGTTTGGTTGGGTTTGTAAAGTCGTTAGATGGGATGATGTGAGTGTTCCTGAAAACCTGTTACGTAAAGCCTCTCTTTGGCTTAAAGATAATCAGTTCGAACAGACAGAGCTTAACTTAAGCGCGGTTGACTTATCCGAGTTTGACCTTGATTTTGAAACTATTGAGTGTGGAGACAGAGTTAGGTGCATAGCATCGCCTTTTGGCATGGATCGGGTATTTCCCGTGATGAGACAGTCTATTCCATTGCAAAAACCCGGTGAGATGAAAATCGTCCTGGGCAGTCAAAGCAGACGAAGCTACGTGCAAAGCTCGCATGATAGTGTGCAAAGCCTGCGTGAAGAAAATCTTGCAACAAGAAAAATAGACAACGACCGTGTGCAAAGTGAAATCAACAATATTAAAGCACAGATGAACATCACATCAGGCGGCTACAAGGTAACAGAATATGATGATTCAGGCAGGTGGCTAAGAGACCTTTACATGGATACGCCTGATAAGAATACTGCTACAAAGGTATTACAGGTTAATATGAACGGGATTGGCGGAAGTCATAACGGTTTTGCAGGACCTTATAATACGGCGATTACTTTAGACGGGCGTGTTTACGGAGATAGAATTATCGGGCATTCGATTGATGCTGAGAAACTTTCAGTTTCTTACACTTCGCAGGTGGAAAAGCAGATTAGTAACGCAAAACAGGAAGCTATTTCTGATAGTGATGAGAAGCTTAAAAGCTACTATACGATAAACGAGGTTAACACCAAGTTTTCTGTAACTGATCGAAAGATTGAGTCAAGTGTTGAAACAGTTAATCAGAAACTGGAGCAGAAAAACGGTAACTATTACGGCACGTATACTCCCTACTCTTCTAATGCTCCGGCTAACTCTTGGACAAGCAGGAGTGAGAAGTTAAACCACGTGGGAGATTTTTTCTTCGACACTCAAACAGGCTACGCCTACAGGTATCGGGTTAGAAGAGACTGTTTAGAGGTTAAGTTTAACGGTAATTGCCGTACGGAAAGTGCAAACTATGATTGGGTGGAAGTTTTCTATGAGTCTGAGGGTAAGATTCACGTTTTACCGAAACTTGGCGGTGCGGACATAGCAGATAAAAGCATCTTTGTGCCAAGCAATACGTTTTGGCTTTATTTTAGAAGCGATGGTTCAAGCCATGATTATTACGGTTTTAAGATTGATGCGATAAGAAAAAGCAGTTCAAGGAAAGAAGTTCAAGATAGTTTAGCGGTTTTGCCTAACGATGCTGGAAACATAATAGAACTGTCAGGCAGCAATTATCCTGAGTCAGAGCATGATCCGTATCAGGATAATACGAGAAAACTCTGGCGGTATACGTCAAATGAGAGTCTTGACAGCTATCTGGAGTTTGACTGGGTTAGAGTTAGTGATAAAGACATTCAGGCTGCTAAAGAAACAGCTGACAGAGCTATATCTAAAGTTTCTATTGTTGAAGACTCGATTACTTCCATGGTGAAAAAGGGTGAGTTCGGTTCGTTTATGCGGCAAAACTACAACAGTTTTCTGATTGGATTTAACGAGTCAAGCAACTATGTTCAAATCACTGCAGGGCAAATAGGTCTTTACAACGGGTCGATTGATTCTGATAGTAGGCGTGCCGTATTTGATCAAAACGGTAACCATTTTTATCGTGATGGCTACTATGTGGGAAAAATCGGAACGAATCAGTGGAATAAAGACGACTCTCATAAAGGGCTCGTGTTTGACCTCTCTCCTGAAGGAAAGTATATGGCTTTCGCGCAAAAAGAATCATCCTATTCTAATTCGTATAATACGATGCTTTGTTTTTCACGCTCAGGCAGTATATATGACGAGTATGGCTTGCATTTAGGTTGTAACTTTTATGCCCACGGTTTCAAGGTTATAAACCCGCAGTGGGAAGGAGGCTTTGGAACTACGGCCACCATTCATTATGTGCAGGTGCTTGATGTGGATGAGTACGGCAAAGTAAGAAGATGGGGTGAAAACGGGCGCATGGTATTTAAAAACGGTATCCTCATGGACTTGACTTTCTACAACTAAGGAGATGAATATGGCAGAACTTATTATTAACACAAACGAAGTTGTGATAAACGAAGGTACTAAAAACAGTGACATAAAAGTCGCTAAAACTGTTGATGAGAGTATGGAACTAGAGCAGTTTATCAGCAACAGTAAGTACGCAAAGATGATAGAAGACATCAATCACAAACTGGATATTCTAATCGAGGAAAAGGAGGTGGAAGATGGAAAAGCCGACCATTAACTATGCGATAGCTACACAAAAGTTTAGAGCGAAGTTAAGCGATGAGATAGTGTCTTTGCAAAAAAGCATCCCTATCCCGACCTACATGGTTGAAGGGATAATCGCATCAATTTTAGCTGACATACGCTCAGCTCTGATAGCTGAAAACACGATGGAACATGTTGCTTTTAGTGAGGAAAACACAAAGTATTACGAAGAACAGTTAGAAAAACTAAACGAGGAAATCCTAAAACTTAAAGCAGAAAAAGAAGAAAAACCATAAGGAGGAAAGCCTTATGTATAGAGGAACAACACCTACAAACGTGTTCAGGACAGATGTGGATTTAGAAAACGCATCTGTCCTTTTTGTTAGCTATAAGCAAAACGGAAAAGTTGTTTTAGAAAAAAGCTTAGAGGATGTGAGTGTTAAAAAGACGCTTGTAACAGTCAATCTCACGCAGAAAGAAACACTTTTGTTTCAAGACGGTATTGTCACGATTCAAATCAGAGCCAAGTTTCCCGACAACACGGCTATCGCTTCAAATCTGATACGAACAACAGCTGAAGAAATAGTAAAGGACGGTGAGATTTAATGGCAGAACTACAGGCAAGTTTTAAACACAATACAGATATGAGCGCATCTTTTGAAAGCATCATAAAAGTAACAGGCGAAGAAACAACGGATTACAACAGGCTTACTAACCTGCCGAAAATTAACCAAGTAAAGCTTATAGGCAATAAAACGCTGTTAGAGCTGGGACTTTGCTCTATCAGCAATATCGAACTCGAAGAACTACTTAAATAAGGAAGGAAATTATTATGCAAACCAAATTTTTAGACAACAACGGACTTTTATACGTTTGGAAGAAAATCAAGGAAAGCTTTGTGAAAAAAGAAGAGCTGACAAAAGCCTTGGAAACAGTGCCGAAGAAAGTTGCGGATTTAAGTGATGCGGCAAACTATGCACAAGTATCTTCACTGCCAACCAAGGTGGAAAACCTGCTGGATGCGTCAGAATACGCGAAGAAAACCGACATTGTGACAAACGTAGAAAATCTTCAAGGCATTGATGCGTATGCGAAAACAAGTGCACTACCGACAAAAGTAGAACAGCTGGAAGACGCAGCGAATTATGTGAAAAAGACAGACCTTACTGAAGAGGTAAAGCATCTTGTCGGCAACATTCAATCAATTGATTTTAAGGTGGTTGATAGCCTGCCTCAGACAGGTGATAAGGCAACAATCTATCTTATAAGCGATAACAAGGGCGAAAACGATGCGTATGATGAGTACATTTATGTAAACGACAGGTTTGAAAAAATCGGTACAACATCAGTTGATTTAAGCGACTATGTGAAAAAAGAAGATGTTAAAAGTATCAGCAATGAAGAAATCGATGCACTGTTTGTGTAGGTGAAGCTTATGGCAGATAAGTTTTTAGGCAAAGAAGGTTTACTTAGGCTGATAGAAAAATTGAAAGGAAAATTTGCCACACTGGACAGTCCTGCTTTTACGGGAAAACCGACTGTTCAAACACCAAACTATATACCGGACACCAGAGGAAAAGAAATCGTTAACCGTGAATACGTGGATTTCGTAACAAAGCTGTTGATACATCAGGAAATGCCTAAGCTCCCTAAGCAGTTCAAATGGGTTATTAGACCTGATTCTTGGCAAAGAATACAGGATGGTTACGTGTATGGCTTTTTTAACGAAAAATATTACAAGCCACATAAAGAACAGTACTCCAACAATGCGCAGGAACAGAATGTAGCACTTGATATAAAAATCGACTTTGAAAGACTTCCGTCTATGAGGTTTTATGGCATGGGAGATATTAAGGAGGTTTGCAAACTAACTATGGCAATCGGCAGTGATTGGCGGATTTACTGTTATGGGGATAAACCTTCAAACGAAATACCGGTAATTATTACATTTATGCAGGTAGAAGATGTAACTGATCTTATTAAGGAGGCGGTAGAATGAAAGAATTTTGGAATACACTACAGTTGGCTTTCACGGTAGTAGGCGGCTGGCTGGGATACTTTTTAGGCGGGTGCGATGGTTTAATCCTCGCACTTCTTTTATTTGTGGTAACCGATTACATCACAGGCGTGATGTGTGCAGCGATTGATAAAAAGCTTTCAAGCAGCGTGGGTTTTAAGGGCATCTTTAGAAAGGTGCTCATTTTTATGCTTGTTGGCATAGCAAACATTATAGATTTTCAGGTTATTAAGCAAGGAAGCGTGATTAGAACTGCGGTAATTTTCTTTTATCTGTCTAACGAAGGACTTTCACTCATTGAAAACGCGGCTCACCTAGGGCTCCCCGTGCCTGAGAAATTAAAAAACGTTTTAGAACAATTACACGACAAAGACAGAAAGGACAATACTCATGAGTAAAAGAGGAATAGACGTATCAGTATGGCAGGGTGACATTGATTTCAACGCGGTGAAAGCATCCGGTGTTGAGTTTGTGATCATTCGAGCAGGATACGGTATTGGACACAAAGACAAGTGGTTTGAGGAAAACTATCGTAAAGCAAAAACAGCCGGTCTTGATGTGGGAGCTTACTGGTATTCGTACGCAAGCTCTGCAGGCGAAGCGTCTGAGGAAGCTCAAAGCTGCGTGAACATACTTTCAGGTAAGAGTTTTGAGTATCCTATTTACTTTGATTTAGAAGAAAAAAGCCAGCTTAACCGTGGACGAGCTTTCTGCGATTCTTTGATTACAAGTTTTTGCAGCAAGCTGGAAACTTACGGGTATTATGCAGGCTTTTACACCTCGCTTTCAGTAGCTAATAATCTTGTGTCCTCTCATGTTAGAGACCGTTACGCTTTGTGGATCGCACAGTGGAACACGCACTGTGATTATCAAGGCTCATATGGTCTTTGGCAATACTCGTCAAGTGGCAGCGTGGATGGTATAGCCGGAAGAGTTGACATGGATTATGCTTACGTGGATTATCCAAACGTGATTAAAAACGCCGGGTTAAACGGATATAAAAACGGTGGCTCTTACACTGCTCCTCAAACATCAAGCATTGATGAGGTGGCGCGAGAAGTTATTAACGGTGATTGGGGTAACGGAAATGAGCGTAAAAACCGTTTAACTCAAGCAGGATACGATTATACGAGCGTGCAAAATAAGGTTAATGAACTTCTTGGTGTTAAAGCCTATAGAAAGTCGGTTGATGAGCTTGCACGTGAAGTAATCCGAGGCACGTGGGGTAACGGCAGCACACGAAAACAGCGTCTAACTCAAGCAGGATACGATTATGATACGGTACAAAAACGAGTAAACGAACTCTTGTAAAACAGTTTGAAACATGTAAAGCCCGAGGCTTGTTCCTACATTGGAGCAATCCTCGGGCTTTTTTTATTTTTAAGGTTAAATTGTCAAGTCAAGAGGTTAAAAAACACTGTTTTTTCTTTGCCTGTGATGTAAGGAGGCACAGGCAAATGAATATAAAAGAAAAACAGCAAGTAATGAAACTTCGTAGTGAAGGCTTGGGCTATAAGAAAATAGCTAACGAACTAAATATCAGCATTAACACTATTAAGTCGTTTTGCAGAAACAATTATCTTACAAGCGAATATATGGATTCTAAAACCTGTTGTAAGGAATGCGGCAAAGAGCTAAATCAGGCAAAACATATCAAAGTAAGACAGTTTTGTAGTTGTAAATGCAAACAGGCGTGGTGGAATCAGCATAGAAATCAAGCAAAACGAACAATCCTGGAAAAACATATCTGCCCGAACTGTGAGAAAACGTTTCATGCGTACGCTCGAGACAATAGAAAATACTGCTCACACACCTGCTATATAAACGCTCGTTTTAAGCAAGGTGACAATCATGAATAAGGAAGAGCATTCGGAAATACTGTATCAGCTTTCTATCAATCTTGCTAAAAGAATGTATGAAAAACAGCTGATTAGCTTGGAAGAATTAAAAGCGATGAATTGTATCTTATTGGAAAAATATCATCCCACTATAGGGGCTCTTTTCTCACTAAAAGACTTGATATCTTAAGGCTTTAGAGTGATGTATATACACTGACAAGGAGGTAGACACAAATGAAAAAGATAGAAAAAATTGAAGCGAAAAAAACAGCTATCTTAGAGCGTAAAAAGGTGTGTGCCTATGCCAGAGTATCTATGGAAACAGACAGGCTTAAACATTCCCTATCAGCACAGATCAGCTATTACAGCAAGCTGATCCAGAATAATCCTGAATGGGAATTCAAAGGCGTGTACTCCGATTACGGCATCACAGGAACAAGCACTGTAAAACGAGCAGGCTTTATGGAAATGCTTGAAGAATGTGAGAAAGGAAATATAGATCTTATTCTCACCAAATCCATCAAGCGTTTTGCAAGAAATACCGTGGATTTATTAAAAGTAGTAAGACATCTTAAGTCTAAAGGAATAGCAGTAAAGTTTGAAAATGAAAACATCAACTCTCTTAGTGGTGATGGTGAGCTCATGCTTTCCATCCTCGCTTCCTTTGCACAAGAAGAATCACGGTCAATTTCTGAAAACGTCAAATGGGGTACGAGAAAGAGATTTGAACAAGGAATACCAAATGGCAAGTTCAGCATTTACGGTTATAGATGGGAAAATGACCATCTTGTCGTTATTGAAGAAGAAGCCAAAATCATCAGACGAATATATGATGAGTATCTTTCAGGTAAGTCAAGAATTCAAATAGAAAAACAATTTAATGCGGAAGGAATTCGAACAAGAGCAGGCTATAAGTGGATGGATTCCAACATTAAAGTTATTCTCACCAACATCCACTACACGGGAAACCTACTCTTTCAAAAAGAATATGTGGTTGATCCTATTTCAGGAAAGACAAGAAAAAATCGTGGACAGCTTCCTCAATACTTCGTTGAAAACACGCACGAAGCCATCATTCCTATGGAGATGTTTAAACGCGTAGAAGCGGAAATGAAGCGGCGAAGAGAAGCCGGAGCTATTGGCAATCCTGCCATAGCAACAACGGAGATGACTAGCAAAATAAGATGCGTTCATTGTGGCAGAAGCTTTCACAAGTGCAGAAGGAAAACTGTTAACCGTGGGTCGGTGTTTTGGCAGTGTGCAACAAGAAAAGCTGCTCAAGGCAATCCTTGCCATACGGGTGATTTGAATGATATTGCGCTTAAAGAACTTATCTGCAAAGTATTAGGCATTGATGAATATGATCCTGACGCTTTTGCTCAACACATCGACCATATTGATGTAATCAGGAAAGAAAAACTTATCTTTCATCTTGCTGATGGAAATGTTGTTGAAACACAGTATCCGAAACTCAATCGCAAAGAGTACTTTACTGATGAGATAAGAGCGAACCTTTCTAAACAGCGACGGGATAAACACCGTTATCATCGTAAGAATTCTGTCACGCCTTTTACAGGGATTATTGAGTGTGCGAAGTGTGCTAACAGTTTTAACGCATTAACAAGGGTTCTAAAAACAGGTGAAAAAATAGCCTATCTTTCGTGTAGAACAAACAGAAGTGAGTGTCCGCATAATTCTATACAGGACGTGACGCTTAAAGCCTTAGTTTGTGAGGTGTTAAAGCTTGATGAGTTTGACGAACAAGTAATGGACGAGCAGATCAAACGTATTTATATTGCTGACAGCAAAGCCACTTTTAAGCTCAAAGACGGCCGCGAAATAGTAAAAGAATATTTTGAAAGAAAACGTGGCGTGCCTTGGAGTAAAGAAAGACGAGAAAAGCAGCTGCCGAAAATGCACGAGTATTGGGCAAATGAAGACAATCGTAAAGCAGCCAGTGAGCGCTTTAAGAAGATGTGGAGGGAGAAAAATGGCAAATAAGAAAGTAACCACGATACCTGCTACGATTACGAAGTTTGCTCAAAAGCCTATCAACAAGGTAAGCAAAAGAAAAGTGGCAGGATACGCCAGAGTTTCAACCGACAGTGAAGAACAGCAAACATCCTACGAAGCACAAGTCGACTACTACACCAACTACATCAAAAGCAGAGATGACTGGGAGTTTGTTGAAGTGTATACCGATGAAGGCATAACGGCTACCAATACGAAAAAACGTGATGGTTTTAAGCGCATGGTAAATGATGCTTTAGCAGGAAAAATTGACCTGATTGTTACCAAGTCTGTTAGTCGTTTTGCAAGAAACACGGTAGACAGTCTTTCAACTATTAGAAAACTCAAAGAACATGGTACAGAGGTTTATTTCGAGAAAGAAAACATCTGGACGTTCGATTCTAAAGGTGAGCTTTTGATTACTATCATGTCGAGCTTGGCTCAGGAAGAATCACGCTCTATCTCTGAAAACTGTACGTGGGGTCAGCGTAAGAGATTCGCTGATGGTAAAGTCACTGTGCCTTTTGAACATTTCCTTGGCTATGACCGAGGAGAAGATGGGAACCTTGTGGTAAACAAAGAACAAGCTGTAACGGTTAAGAAGATTTATCGCTTATTTTTGCAAGGCTATTCACCCTTTGGCATAGCTAAGGCACTTACAGCAGATGGCATACTTACACCAGGTGGTAAGACAAAATGGGCAGCGCAAACCGTTAATGCAATACTTAGAAACGAAAAATATAAGGGTGATGCGCTTTTACAAAAGAGTTTCACAGTAGATTTTCTTACAAAAGAAAAGAAAAAGAATGAAGGAGAAATTCCTCAATATTATGTGACGGGAAACCATGAAGCGATTATTCCTCCAAGCACTTTTGACAGAGTGCAGAAACTTTTAGCACAAAGAAAAGGCGGTAAAAATCGGATTTCAAGCGTTAGCATATATTCAAGCAAGATTAAATGTGGCGATTGTGGTTCATGGTATGGTTCTAAAACATGGCATTCAACCGATAAGTATCGAACCAGAATCTGGCAGTGTAATCACAAGTTTGAAGAACACTGCACCACTCCACACTTAAAAGAAGATGAGATTCAAACGTTGTTTATTAAAGGTGTAAATATGCTTGTTAAAGATAAACAAGAAATCATCGCAATGCATAAAGAGATGGTAAAAACTGTTTTTGATACTTCAAGTCTTGAAAATGAACAACTGAAACTCGAAGAAGAACTCAACATTGTAGCTGACAAGGTCAATAACTGCATCAATGAAAATGCACGGAAATTGCAGGACCAGGATGAGTATGAGAAAAAATATACGAGTCTAGTGAACAGGTTTAATGCTGTAGAATCAAGACTTAAAGAAGTCAAAGCTATCATTGTTGACAAGCAAGCAAGACGTGATGAGGTTGAATATTTTATCGAGGATTTGAAAAAGCAGGACTTGTTAACTGTGTTCGATGAAAACGTCTGGCTGAGCATGGTTGACTATCTAACCGTGCGTCCCGATGGAAAGGTTGAGTTTACTTTCCTTGATGGGAGCGTAATGAAAATAGACGAGTAAATAACGGATATACAATATATAAAGGCTAGTCAATATAGATTTTTTCTTGTATAATTAGCACAAGAAAAATTCGCATAAAAGGTTGACAAGCCATGAAAAGACTGACAAAATCCTTGACAGACAGACAGACAGACAGACAGACAGACAGACAGACAGACAGACAGACAGACAGACAGACAGCGTAGTTCTGTCTCTTTTCACATAGACTTTTTTAATTGGCAGAAATATATACCTGATGGATAGGTATGTATTTCTGCCTATTTTTATGCAATTTTTCAAAACAATAAAAAGAACATTATTAGATTGATAAGGAGAAAAATATGAAAACATTAGTAAAAAAGACAATGGGTCTATTGATGGCAACATTAGTAGCATTTGGTGTAATGGCTGGAACTACACAGGCATTTGCGGCTGAAGGACAACTTGTATATAAAGTTGATAGTCAATTAAACGTAAGCGGATCCTTTTTCTTAAAGAAAATTACAGGAACCGTTGATGTGAGTAAGACTGTAACTGCATCTCCCGTCACGCCAATTGAAGGGCAAAAAGACTCTTATACAGGTACTATAAGCGCAAGCGTGGAAGCTGCTGACCTTTTTGAAGGAGCCTACAAAGTATATGAGAAAGAAATAAAAGGACAAGGTTTTGGACCTTGGAAATTTGAAAATATAATCATGTCCAGTGAAGGTGAAAAGTTCCCTATTGCTCAGTATACGGTAAAATTCCCTTCTAACTTCCACGTTGATAAGACGGGAATTAAAGCTACGGAAAATTCATCTGCTATCAGTGGCATTGAGGCTGAATATGTAGAAAAGGATAATTCAGTTGTTATCACCATTCAATTAGGAAATTGGAATGATTATCAAGAATTCTTTAAGCTTGTAGAAAGTGAACGTAATCAAACTGGGCACGAAATTAACGTAAATATCCCATATACCGTAGAAGGAAAAGAAGAATTACTTGGAACTATAACTGGTTCAGGAATTTGCCAATTATACAAATTTGGCAATCACCCAGTTAGTGATCCAATCGTTAACATCACCTCCCCATTAAAGTCACTTGAAATCAAGAGACCGTAGGAGGATTTGTATGAAATTACTAAAAAATATGGCTGTAACGATAGTATCAGCTACATTGATTGCATCAACGGCATTTGTGTCACCAGTGTTTGCTGCGGATAAGAGCAAACCGCTTCCATATTTAATTAAGGATTTGTTGGCTGCTCCGTCTGAATATTTGACCGATAGTGCACTAAAGAATACGTATTGGGTTGATGTGGAAAAGAAAGAGATAGCCGATGGTTTTACAGGGAAAACTTATTATGGGGTATTCCCTAAGTATTTAACCTCTCCAAGTAAAACAGCGATTGCTGATTTTCCATTTAACTCTTTAGACGGCATGACTAGTACTCCAAATGCGGGGATAGTGAATAGCTCTAATACGTATTGGTTCTTGCCTGGGATGAATTTTGAAGAAAGATATGGTTATCTCGCAGGGCAAGATACGGCAGAAGGAGATACAAAACCAGGACAACATCCTACAAGCCCTATCGAAAAGCGTGTCAACCCATTTGGCTTTGGGAAAAATGATTTATTAACTCAAGATGAAATTAAAAATCCAGTTGATAAACTTAAAGTATACGGTGATCTAAAGCTCAAGGATGCAACGGATTCCAAAGCGGTTGGTGAACTACAGCCTGGGGATCAACTGAATCTTGATTTTTCAGTTAGTATCCCATGGTTTAAGCGTTATCTCAATGGTTGGACGCTAAACTATACAAGACTTGGTGGTATGAATGACTCTAATGTTGAGAAATTCCACAATAGCTACGGTAAGGTTGATGCAGGATTTGCTTTTACGTTAGATATTCCAGATGGTGTAGAAGTAGCTAAGGATGTGTCTGCTAAAGTTAGTGGGCTTCAGGGGTTTTCAGCTAATGTAACCAAGACAACTAATGGTAAAACACTCATTGTTACATTGAAGAAAGATAATCCTGGAACAACTCAGAAATGGCAAGACATTATTAAAGAAGTTAAAAATGTAGATACCAGCAATATCGTGATTTCAGTAACTGGTCTATCTGTGAAAAAGACAGCTACTGAAGGTACAAAATATAGAATTCGTGGAACGGTATCCGGTTTCTATGATTTCGCCAATTCTTCCACAGAGAATTTTGTGAAAGCAACCACTGCAAGAGATAATAACTGTGCTAATCGCAATTATTTCTTCTTTGCAGCTGAACAGGATTCTAAAGGGTTAGATGCGAACGGAGAAGAAAATAAGCCTAAACAAATCTCTTATTCTTTCCAAGTGAAGAAGCCTGCTCAAAGCACGGTTACTTTCAAGGATGGCGATAAGACGCATGCAACAGTAAAGGTAGAAACTGGTAAGGCTATTGATACTGATGCGTTGACTAATGAGTCTATGCCTGCTGATCCAATGAAGGCTGGTTATACCTTCAAGGAATGGAATACAAAGGAAGACGGTAAAGGTACTGCGTTTACGGGAGCAAGCGTAGTAAATGGTGATATGACTGTATATGCCATTTATACAAAAGATTCTGTGCCGACACCGGATCCGACTCCGAATCCTCCGGCACCAAATCCGGATCCAACTCCAAACCCACCAGCTCCAACACCGGATCCAGTGCCTAATCCACCGACTCCGGAACTTAAGCCAAATCCTCAGACACCGGTTCCTCAGCCGCAGCCTGAAAAGCATATTGGCATGATTCCTAAGACGGGTGAATCAGCATCATTTGCAGGATTGCTTGCAGCTATAGGTTTCTCGATTGCTGGACTTGCAATTCTTCGTAAGAAGAAAATGATGGAAGAAAACAGGTAAGTAGGCACTGCTTGTTTTAAGTAACGAGCATTGGTTATTAGAAGATGGCTCTAGCGATATGTTAGAGCCATCTTTTTTGCATGATACTATTAAATTGCTTTTAGATCATCTGCATTTCAAAGGCATGGTTGACTATCTAACCGTGCATCAAGATGGAAAGGTTGAGTTTACTTTTCTTGATGGGAGCAAAATCTTTATAAAAAAATAG